CGGGTACGCTGGAAACGGGGGAACTGGCGGAAGCGGGTACAATGGTGGTAATGGCGTGGCGGGCGCAGGTGGCGGTGGCGGCGGTGGTGGCGGCGGTTATCAGAAGGGAGGCGGCAGCGGCGGCGGCGTTGGCCTTTACGGGCAGGGCAGCAGTGGTGCTCGTGGAACTGGACCGGGCACAGGCTGCAATACCATTGGCACGGGTGGTTTTGGCGGCAGCGGCGGCGGCGATGGCCAAGATGGTTGTACTAACCCAACAGGCGGCACCTATGGTGGAGGCGGCGGCGCTGCTGGAAGTTCGGGTGGCGCGGGGGGGCCGGGCAGTGGCGGCACAGGCGGTGTCCGCATAGTTTGGCCCGGTTCAACCCGCCAGTTTCCATCAACCAATGTTTCCGCAGCGTATGACAATCGGGGCAGCGCGATATTTGCTGGAACGGCTGGAACTTATTCTTGGATTGCTCCTGCTGGTGTAACAAGCGTTAGTGTTGTGGCAGTAGGGGGTGGCGGCGGGGGCAATTTGCGCGGTGGCGGCGGCGGTGCGTTGCGGTACAAAAACAATATTTCAGTAACACCGGGCACTTCGTATACTGTTGTTGTCGGGTCTAAAGGAACCTATAACACGTCGGGCGGAACTTCATATTTTAACAGTACAGGAACTGTTGGCGCTGGCGGTGGAAGCGCCGCTGGTTGTTGTGCTTCGACTACTCCCGTTGCGGGCGGAACTGGCATTACTGGAACGGGCGGCTGTGGTGGTTCTGGTGGGGGATATTGCACTGGCGGATGTAGCGTTGGTGGATCAGGCGGCGCGGGCGGGTACTCTGGAAATGGTGGAAACGGCGCTTTGGGCGCTTATGGAAGTGCCCCAACTGCGGGCGCAGGCGGCGGCGGCGGCGGCGGTGCAAATTCAGCTTGCTTGGGCAGTACTTCACAAGGCGGCGGTGGCGGCGTAGGTTTGTGTGGTCAAGGCTCCAGCGGAGCCGCTGCTGGTACTTACAGTCGTGAAAGAGGCGGTGGTGGTTCTGGCGGAGTTGGCGGCGGTGTCACTAATGCCGGTGGTGCGTATGGCGGCGGCGGTTATGTCAGTAATGCCGCCAATGGCGCAGTTCGCATAGTCTGGCCGGGAACAACTAGACAATTTCCTTCAACATGTGTGGGGTATCCATGATGGAACTTTTTATCCAAATCCGAAACGGTCAGCCATTCGAACACCCAATCTTTGGCGACAACTTTCGTCATGCGTTCCCGGACATCGACGTAGATAATTTGCCGCCACAGTTTGCTAGGTTTGAGCGTGTGCCGCAGAATGTCATGCCGGAAATCTTTGAAGTGGCCGAAGTCCGCTACGAATGGTTCGATGCCATTGTCAAAGATGTTTGGTCAGTTCGTCCTATGACGGATCAGGAAAGGGCCGACAAGATTGCTCAATACAGGGCAAACCCGCCTTTCCCCTCATGGACATTGGACGAGACCACATTAAAGTGGTCCGCGCCGACGCCAAAACCGGATGACGGCCAGAAATACCGTTGGGATGAAGATACTCTTTCTTGGGTTGTTTTTGTCCCGCCCACCATTGCCTAGAGGGGACAGGCATGTGTCAATCAGCACCAATAGCAGAAACGCCTGTGGTTGATCAGCCACAGGTTTTTACTTACTTCCCAACGCTTGTCTACATGATTAAGCGCCCGGAGTTTTTGGCTTCTGTCAGGGCCGTATGCGACGAGCATATAGCGAAAGCGAAACAAAAAAAGCTGGATGAAATTTACCCGGTTTACATGACCGGCAGTTTCTATGATGACCCACGCATGGCAGAGTTTTCGCAGGCTGTTGGGCAGATGGCATGGGAAATTCTTGCAGGGCAGGGCTACGCCATGCAGGGTCTTAGCACCATGTTCACAGAGATGTGGTGCCAGCAGCACTATAAACACTCATCAATGGAACAACACGTCCACGGATTTGGGTCGCAGATCGTTGGGTTTTATTTCACGCAGACGCCAGAAGATTGTTCTCGTGTGGTGTTCCATGATCCTGTGCCCGGTCGCGTAATGGCTGGGCTTGGCGAGGCTGATGGAAGCATGGCGTCTGCTGCAAGCCGCATGATTAACTTCCAGCCTGAGCCCGGCATGTTGATCTTCACAAACTCTTGGTTGGCGCATTCGTTCACCCGACACGCCTCTAAGAAGCCCATCCAATTCGTGCATTTCAATCTTGCCGTTCAGCAAGCAGGGCCAGTTGGGTGCCCGGCTCCGGCGGCTGAGATTATTTGATGCCTAAGTATATCGTCCGGTTCAACAAGAACCGGGGCATGGAAGGCAGGGGAACGGCTGACCATGTGTGGCGCGTTTTTGAAGGCGAGAAGGAATACGTCTTTAAGAACGTCAAAATCAACGTCCCTTCGTGGGGTGAGAAGACGGGCGAAGATTGGAGCATTTGCTGCGATGGCAAGTTAACCATTGACCGAGACACTTCAACGGCAATCATCGAGGGGGATGCGCCATGAAGATATGCGTTTACGCGATCAGCAAAAACGAGGAAATGTTTGTAGAAAGGTTCTGTGCGGCGGCAAAGGACGCTGACTTGATCCTGATTGGCGATACGGGGAGTACCGATGCAACAGTTGCTAAAGCTCAAGAATGTGGTGCCGTGGTCCACGATATATTCATCTCTCCTTGGCGCTTCGATCTTGCTAGGAATGCTGTTCTGGCCCTTGTTCCTCGCGATGTTGATGTGTGTATTAGTCTTGATCTAGATGAAGAGCTTCAGCCCGGCTGGCGTGAGGAGATCGAACGTGTCTGGACAGAAGGAACAACCCGGCTCCGCTACATGTTCGACTGGGGCTGCGGTATTGCCTTTTACTATGAGAAAATCCACGCCCGACACGGCTACTTCTGGCATCATCCCTGCCACGAGTACCCGGTGCCCGACGGCAGAATTGCTGAAGTTTGGGCGCAAACGGACATGCTCCTTGCCATCCACAAGCCTGACCCGACCAAAAGTCGGGGACAGTACATGGATCTTTTGGAGCTTTCCGTAAAAGAAGACCCTCAGTGCCCGCGCAACGCCTTCTACTACGCCCGTGAACTGAGTTTCCACGCGCGTTGGCAGGAAAGCGTTGACGCCTGCCGCTCCTATCTCAATTTGCCCCGCGCAACATGGCAAAATGAGCGTTGCTATGCCTATCGCGTCATGGGCCGGTGCTACAACGAGTTGGGGAACCCTGCCGATGCTGAAAAAGCGTTCCATGCCGCAGCCGCAGAAGCGCCAAACACGCGCGAACCGTGGTGTGAATTGGCTATGCTTATGTATAGGCAGGGCCGTTGGCCGGAGAGTTTTGCCTACGCCATGCGGGCGCTTCAGATTACAAACAGGGAAATGGTCTACACGGTAGACCCAGAAGTTTGGGGCTTCCAGCCTCATGACCTTGCCAGCATAGCGGCTTGGCATTTGGGGCTGGTTCAGGTATCTATTGAGCAAGCACAGATGGCTGTGGATAAGTCGCCAAATGATGCTCGTTTACAGCAAAATCTTAAGTTTGTGAGGGGCGAACTTGAGGTGCCAGACATAGAGGCGGCTTAGGCATGGACGCGCAAAACCTTATTAACATTGTGGCTGGCATAGCCATGGGGGTCGGAGGATGGTTTGCGCGTCAATTATGGGACTCAGTTCAAGAACTTAAAAGAGATTTGCATGAGCTTGAGGTAGACCTGCCTAAAACTTACGTCATGAAAGATGATCTCGACAAGCGGATGGACCACATTGAAGACATGTTTCAGCGGATCTATGACAAGCTGGATGGGAAGGCGGACAAGTGAGCACTACCGAAGAGAAACAGGAAAAAATTGCTCTTGAGATGGCGGCGAGCGTTAGCAAGGGCGCATTGGTCGAGAAGATCACCTTTGCCGGTATTCCAATCCTATTTTCCTGCGTCGTTTATCTCATGAGCGCCCTGTCCAGCGCGAACAATGAAATTATCCAGCTTAAGTCCAAGGTGGCCGTCGTCGTCAATGCCGACAACAAGGCCATTCCCCCGCAGGGAACGACCATCGACATGGCGCAGATTAGGGAACACCTGAGCGAGCAGATAAGCAAAGTTGACCGGGAGAGCGCCCTTTCTCGCGCCGCCATGACCCTTGACAGGGAACGGTCAATGTCTGCGATTGAGAAGAGCCGCATGGATATGGTGGCTGATGCCGCACAGGCCCGCGCGGCCATTCGTTTTGATACGGCCCAGATGATCGCGGCGTTAGATAAACGCATCACTTTGCTAGAGAAGGGGAAATAGCCATGAAAATGAGCAAAGAAGGCGTTGAAGCCCTTCTCAAGAAGTTTGAGGGCTGCAAGCTTAAGGCATACCGTTGCCCAGCTAATGTATGCACAATTGGCTATGGCCACACTTCTGCGGCTGGTACTCCTACCGTCATAGATGGCATGACCATCACCCAAAAGCAGGCCGACGACATCCTGTGGCAGGATCTGGTCAAGTACGAGACCGCTGTGCAAGGGTTGGTGACGCAGGACCTGACGCAACACCAGTTTGATGTGCTGGTGGATTTTGCCTACAACGCTGGCGTTGGCGCTCTCAAATCTTCCACACTGCTGAAGAAAATCAATGCAGGCGACTTTGACGCCGTGCCAGCCGAATTGATGAAATGGACCAAGGGCGGCGGGAAAGTGCTACCCGGCCTTGTGCGTCGTCGTCAGGCAGAAAGTGCGTGGTGGGCGACATCCCCCGCCGCAACCAAAACGCCAGAACAGGCATTTGAGCATGAACAGGAACAGCGCACCGATCCAGATCCTGTACCTGTCAGAACAATGGCAGAAAGCAAACAGGGTAATGCGGCGGTTATCACGGCAGGTCTCGGAGGTTTGGGTGCCGCTAAGGAGATCGCTGCGCAGGCGCAGGATGCGTCTGACACAGCAAATCAGCTTATGGGCCTACTTAGCAACACGAACTTCCTCATTATGGTGGTCATCGTTGGCCTTGGCGGAGCGATCTGGTACTGGCGCAAAAAGAACATGGATCGTGACGGTGTTTAGCCTGCTTTTCACGCCAGTAGGGCGTTGCCTGACTATGGCGGTTGTCGCCATAATGGTCTTGTCTGGCGTTTACTTTAAGATCAGGGCCGACGCCGTGGCGGAAGTTGAGGCTGCGGCGACGGCAGACGCTTTGAGGAGGATGGGCCGTGCGGTTAATGCTGGCGATGCTGTCGATACTTCTCCTGAGCGGGTGCGCGAGTCAGACGGCCACCGTCGCGACTAACGGCGCTGTCTGCAAGGTTTGGCGGGATGTGTCTTGGTCGTCCAAGGACACGACCGCCACGATCATTGAAGTTAAGCAGAACAATGCGCGCCGTGAGGGGTGGTGCGAAGGGCAAAAATAAGTGCTATAAGAGGCGCTTACAGGAGTAACGGCCTTGACCACTGGCTTGTCCTATAGCGGAACCGTCTCGGGGACCATGAGCTATGTTCAGCAAATTGCTGAAATGGCCGTTGTTGACCAGACGGACGCCAATTATCTGGCCATTTTGCCTGCCATGATCACCTACGCCGAGAACCGGATGTATCGTGATTTGGACTTCCTGTTCACGTCCACGTCCATCACTGGCTATACAATCACCAATGGGAGCCGTCAGATCACCATCCCAGAGGGCACGATTGTCGTCAGTGAGCAGATCAACGTCATCACGCCTGCCGGGCAAATCAATCCCGACGCTGGCACTAGAAACCCTCTTTTGCCCACGACAAAAGAGTATTTGGACGCCGTTTACGGGTCTGTTTCCTATACCGGCATCCCCCAGTATTTTGTGCCCTTCAACGACAATCTCTTTCTGGTAGGGCCTTTTTCGGACGCCACCTATTTTGTGGAGATCGTTGGCACATACCGCCCGGCGAGCTTGTCCTCGACTAACACCACAACCTTTATCAGCCTCTATTTGCCCGACGTGTTCATCATGGCGTCCATGATCTACATCTCGGCATACCAGCGCAACTTTGGGCGGCAGTCTGACGACCCGCAGATGGCGCAGAGCTATGAGGCCCAGTATCAGGCGCTCCTGAAGGGCGCTACGATTGAAGAGGCGAGGAAAAAGTTTGAGGCTGCGGCGTGGTCTTCGCAGGCCCCGGCACCTGTTGCTTCGCCGTCGAGGGGATAACCCATGCCCCATGCCTCGCTCAAGCTTATCCCCGGCGTTGATGTTAATCGCACTCTAGCCCTCAACGAGGCTGCGATTTCATCTGGCGATTTAATCCGGTTTGTGCCGGATCGGCAGGGCGTTGGGCTTGTTCAGAAGCTGGGCGGTTGGACTACCTATGCGGGGCCGTTTTCGTCTTACATCCGCTGCCTGTGGGCGTGGGAAGACACCAACAGTAATTCCTATCTAGCAGTTGGCGCTGAAGCTTCGCTTAGTTACATCCTTAATGGGAATGTTGTCAGCATAACGCCCCGCACATTGACCAATAATGTCGCCGTTAGCGTCAGCACTGTCTCGGGTAGCAGCGACGTTACCATTACAGATACTGGGTCCAGCATTACCCAATGGGATAATGTCTACATTCAAACGCCAATTGCCGTTGGCGGCTTGGTGCTTTTTGGCGTTTACCCAACAACCAATCCAACATTATCGGCCAACACCTACCACATTACTGCCGTTGACGCTCTTGGCGATCCTGCGCTGGCAACCTCCACTGTCACCAATGGTGGTGCAGTTGCTTCATTTAGCACGGTCAACACCAGTGCAGTTGTTACTATCACCCTGACAAATCACGGCTATTCCGTTGGCAGCACGTTTCCCATTGTCGTTTCAACGACCGTTGGCGGCATCACTCTTTATGGGAACTATACCGTTCAGACGGTAATTGACGCCAATAACTTCACGATAATTGCCGCCAATACAGCGTCTTCGACCGTCACAAATAGCCCCATGAACGGGGGATTGGCCCGCTATGTCTATTACATTGGCGTGGGCCCCCTTCCAAACGGCACGGGCTACGGCATCGGCGGCTATGGCCGAGGCGGATACGGGACGGGCAATGTAACTGTTCAAAACGGCAATACAATCTCAACGTCCGACTGGACCTTGGACAATTGGGGCGAGATTTTAATCTCATGCCCTTTGAATGGTCCTATTTATGAGTGGTCTCCTGCGGCTGGATATTCGGTTTCTGCGGTCATTAATACCGCCCCAATCGTCAATGCCGGTATCGTTGTGGCCATGCCGCAGAGGCAGATCATTGCGTGGGGATCGACGGAAACAGGCATCCAAGACCCCTTGCTGATCCGCTGGTGCGACGTTGACGATTTCACCTCATGGACGGCGACCGTCACCAATCAGGCTGGTTCCTACCGCATCCCCAAGGGCTCCAAGATCATTCAGGGCATTCAGGCCGCTCAACAGACCCTGATTTGGACGGATCTTGGCCTTTGGTCGATGCAGTATGTTGGCCTACCATTCGTCTACCAGTTCAATGAAATCGGCACTGGGTGCGGCCTGATTGGGCGCAAGGCGGCTGCTTCAATGAGCGGCGTCGTCTATTGGATGGGCCAGAGCCAATTTTACACGCTTGCAGGTAGTGGCCCGCAGCCCATTCCCTGCCCCGTGTGGGACGTGATCTTTCAGGATTTGGATAGCACCAACCTCGACAAGATCCGCATTGCCGTGAACAGCCGTTTTGGTGAGGTGGCTTGGTACTACCCGACAAAGGGCAATGGAGGCGAGATCAACGCCTACGTCAAATACAACGTCGTCTTGCAGCAGTGGGACTACGGCTCCCTTGCCCGCACGGCTTGGACCAACGAAAGCGTCCTTGGGCCGCCTATTGGGGCTGGGACGGACAAGTACATTTACCAGCACGAAACCTCGACAAATGCCGCCACCAATGGCGTTGACGACGTCCCCATGCTGTCAAACTTCCAGACCGGCTACTTTCAAATAGCCGAGGCTGAATTGAAGATGTTTGTCGATCAGGTCTGGCCCGACATGAAGTGGGGCTATTTTGGCGGCACGGCCAATGGCACGACGGTCTACCAGACGCCTACGGCGCAGGTTCAGTTGACCTTCTACGCGACTGATTATCCCGGCCAGACGCCGATTGCCTACGGCCCCTTTAACCTTACGCAATCGACGACCTTCGTTTCTCCGAGGTTTAGGGGGCGATTGGTGTCGATCAAGATCAGTAGCAGTGACGTGAACAGCTTCTGGCGCATTGGAAACATGCGCTACCGCACTCAGCCAGATGGGAAGTTCTAATGGCCGCTTCCTTAGACGACATCCTCACTACCCAGCGAAATGGCGTGATTGCCATCAATAATCTGGGGCAGAAATTGGCGCTCATTGAGGCCGATTTGCCGTGTCTTTGCACTAATTTGGCGCTGATTGTCACGCAACTTACCAATTTGGCCGGTGCTTCTTTCCCTGCAACGACAAGCGCGACGGTTGCCGCATCGACTACAACTTTGATAACAGCAGGCACTGGGCGGATTTTTGCAGTCTCCATACCCGTTCATGCGGGTTCGGCGCAGGTCTATATCTATAACTCGGCTACAACTGGCGGCATATCAGCAACTAATCTGCTTTATGCGTCTTTGCCGTCAAACGCCGCTTCTTTCACGCCCTATCAAAACGTGAACTTGGCATACACCAATGGTATAGTTTTGAAAACCGACGCAGGAATGAACTTCTGCGTTGCCTATACGGCCAATTGAGGACGCCATGCCCCTATCGCGCGGAAAATCTCAAAAGACCATCAGCCACAACATCTCTGAGATGATTGGGTCCGGTCATCCTCGCGATCAGGCCATAGCAGCGGCCCTTAGCACCGCCCGCAAGACCAAGGCGTTTGGTGGCCATACACCCGCTTTTATGCAGAAATCTGCCCAGCCCGGCGCTGAAGTGATCCACGAGGGCCCAATCCATAGCCCCGTGTCTGGCCGCACAGATCATCTGCCCATGCACGTCGCCTCTGGCTCCTACGTCATCCCCGCCGACATCATCAGCGCGATGGGCGAGGGAAACACTATGTCCGGCTTCAAGCAGATGAAGCAGATCCTGAGTGGAGCCAAGGCCATCCCCAAAGCGTCCGGTGGCCCTGTTCGCGCCGTTCCTATTGTGGCGGCGGGTGGTGAGTATGTCGTAACCCCCCATGAAGTGATGTGGGCGGGAGACGGCGATATGGATGCGGGACATGAAGTTTTTGATGGGTTTGTGACGGGGATGCGCGCCAAAACCATTAAAACTCTGAAGGGGTTACCGCCCCCGAAGAAAAACTGAGAGGGGAAAATATGAGCGACGAACTGAAAGTAAGAGTTGGAACACCGGACGACATCCATGAAGCCATGGAATTGTCCATGATGGCCTGCGCCGAAAACGGCTTCAGAAACCCAGATAAAGTCAAGCTTCTCAATGAGTTATGGCAGGCCCTTAACTTAAATTACGGCCTCATTGGCATCATCGGAAAAGAGGGTGGTCCTATGGAAGGGGCCATCCTTTTGCGTATCGGCCCAATGTGGTACAGTCATGATATGGTGTTGGAGGAAAAGGCAATTTTCATCCACCCTGATCATCGCAAGCACAGAGATGGTCGTGCGCGTAAATTGGTCGAGTTTGCCAAACAGACGGCAGATGAACTTGGTATTCCGCTTCTCATTGGAGTGCTTTCCAATGAGCGGACGGCGGGTAAGATCAGGCTATACGAGCGGCAATTAGGCAAGCCAACCGGGGCGTTTTTTCTGTATGGCGCCCAGACTGGCGAATATCCTATGACGGAGCATTAAGAGATGAGTAATCCCCTTCTCGCTTTTCGCCGGGACGACGACTTTAGCTTTGGCGGCGCGGCTAGGGGATTGCCTCCGGGCGTCCATTTAGAGTTCTATGGTGGTGGCGGCAAGGGGGGCTCTAGCACTCAGACCGTCTCCATTCCTCCCGAGGTTTTGGCGCGATACAATGCCGTCAACGCCCGTGCAGAGAATGTGGCGCAGACGCCGTTTACGCCATATTCGACCGATCCTAACGCCTTTGTGGCCGGCCTTACCTCATCTCAACAGGCTGGAATTGGCAATATTAATGCCCAACAGGGGGCCGCAAATCAGGCCGTTGGCATAGGCCAAGGTCTTCAGCAGCAAGGGATTGACACTGCCCGAACTGGCCAAGGTCAGGCCAACGCTATCAATCAAACTGCTTTGCAAGGCATTAGTCAGGCACAGCAGCAGGGAACCGCTTATAATCAGGCCGCGGGCAAGAACATTGGCAACGCTATGTCTTCGGCTGCGCCCTACATGCAGCAAATGGCTGGCCTTACGCAGGCTGGTCTTGGGCAGGGCCAGCAATACCTTGGCGGGGCTACCGATCTGACACAACAGGCCATTCAGACCGGCCAACAGTACGCCAACAAGGCGGAACCCTATTACACCGGCGCTTTGCAGGCTGGACAGCCCCTGAACCAACAGGCGCAGCGATACATGCAGGCCGGGACGCAGGCGGTAAACCCGAATGCGCTGGATTACGGTCAGTACATGAACCCGTACATGAGCGACGTGGTTCAGGCCCAGCAAGCCCTTCAGGCGCAGGAAAACGCTCAACAGCGTTCCGCCTTGCAGGGTAAGGCTATTCAGTCAGGTGCGTTTGGCGGCGACCGTGCCGGTATTGAGCAGGCCAATTTGGCTCGCCAACAGAGCCTTGCCAATCAGGCGACAATGGCCAATCTGCTTCAGTCTGGCTATGGGCAGGCTCAGGCCGCTGCACAGCAGCAGCAGGGCGTGGGTCTTGGCGCTGCTCAAGCTAATCGTGCGGCCCAGCAGGCTGCGGCCCAACAAGCTGCGGCGCTTGGTCAACAACAATACGCCCAGCAGCTTGGCGTGGGAACTGGCCTTTCGGCTCTTGGTCAGCAGCAGTATGGACAGGCCCTTGGCACTGGCTCGCAGCTCGGCACATTGGGCCAGCAGGGCTACACACAGAACCTTGGCGCTGGTGCGCAACTGGGTCAGGTCGGCCAGAACCTGTATGCACAAAATATCGGTCAGGGTCAGGCCATTCAGGGTCTTGGCAATCAACAGTTTACGCAGGGGCTTCAGGGCTCTCAGGCGGCGTCTGGCATTGGCCAGAGCATCTTTGGCAATGCCGCCCAGACCGCTGGCATTCAGCAGGCTGGCGGCATGAACACCGCCAACCTTGGCCTCCAGAACCAAGCCGCACAGATTGCCGCCGCGCAGGCTCAGATGGCCGCTGGTCAGCAGCAGCAACAGACTGAACAGGCTGGCAAGACGGCGCTCTACAACCAATTCTTGCAACAGCAGGGCTACCCCTTCCAGATCGCGCAGTTCCTTGCCAATATCGCGATGGGCACTGGCGCTCTGTCAGGCTCCACAACAAGCGCCGCCCGTACAGGGCAGCGCGGTGGTCGCATGGGCGATGGTTATGCTTCTGGCGGGCTTGTGCCTGATAGTCAGGGCGGCGCGGTTTATGAGCCGGGCCTGTACGAGCGCGGCGGCTATGCCAGTGGCGGCAAGATGGGTCCTGATTTTGCGCTTGGCAGTGATAATGATGGTAATGAGGTTTGGACTAATCTCGCTACAGGCCGAGCCGTTGACGCAATCAATGACCCTGAATTTTTGGCGTGGCGCGCAAATGGCAATGTGCCCGTGGGGAATAAAAAGACGGCACCAACAACAAGTTCTGCTGGGTTGGCTGGAACATCTAATTATGACCAAATTGTCCGTAACGCCTATGGGCAAATTGGCCGTAAGGATTTTGGCACTGCCGCCAGTAACATTGATGAGGGCGGCTACAACTATTGGATGAACCAACTGAACTCAGGAACCATCACGCCTGATCAGTTTAATGCACAATTTACGAAAGAGGGGCAGGCGTATAATGCCGCCAATCCGAAATCTGATGTAGCAAAACTGACGCAGCCAGTCATGCAATCCAATGCAGATTTTCGTAGTGTCGGCGGGCTTGATCCAGACATTGCGGACGCATTTAAAGAGGCTGTTGGCAGAGATATTGATGGGGCTTCCGCCCGCAAATATCAGGCTATGAAGGATGCTGGTTTGAGCTTGGATCAAATCACATACAACATCGCAAATTCCCAGCCAGCGAAATTGAAAGCGGGCGATGTTGACGCCCTCAAGGGCCCATCGCTTGCTTACGATGCCTCCAAGTTCTCCCAGCCAGTTGCCCCTGTTCGCAATCAGTATGGCGCGTTTTCTGCGGGTGATTTTACAGGTTTAACGCCTCAACAATCGCAGGTCATTAACGCCTATTCGGCGGTTGGTCGGACCCCCGGCAGTCGATATGCTCCTTCGCAAAATGAGTTGAACTATTGGACAGGCCAAATGTCTTCTGGCGCAATTGCGCCGGGAGAATTTGGTAATACGTTTAATCAAGCTGTTCAAAGCAATATGGCGCAAAATCCCAATGCGCCTCTTACGCAGTACATTAATAATTACATGAACCAGCCCATTGGTGGCTATGGTCAGCCGCAGGGTGGTGGTTATAGCGGTGGCCTTGGTGGTTATGGCCAGCCGCAGGGCTATGGCAATATGTCTGCCATACAGGGTGGATATGGTGGTTATGGCGGCGGGTTTGGGGGTTATGGCGGCGGCATGATGGGCGGTTACGGCCAGCCCAGCAACTACGGTATGCCTAACTTTGGCTCATCGCCGCAGTATGGCGGCGCTCCTGACTATGCCGGTGCTATGCAGTATGGTGGGATGAGTGCGCAGTATGGGATGCCGCAGGGCTATGGGATGCAGCAGCAGGGCTACGGGATGCCGCAGCAGCAACAGTATCAGCAGCAACAGTATCAGCAACAGCCGCAATACCAGCAATATCAGCCGCCTATGCAGTCCACGCCTGCCATCCCGCAGGGCGTTTTGGATCGTTATAACGCGACAAATGGTCAACAGGCCGCTCCCACCGCCACCGGCAAGGGCGCTGCACCTGCTATGGGCACTGACGGTTTGGCTGGCTCCACAACAACCGCGCAGACTACTGCCGCCCCAACGGCAACTGGCAAGGGCGCAAGTTCGCCGTCAACTGCCACCGGCAAGGGAGCGTCTGGCATGGCGGGCGGTGGCCGTGCGGGCTTTGCTGACGGTGGTCGGGCGGGGTATGCCGCTGGCGGCGGAGACCCATCCAGCATACTTCGTGGCCTTATCAGCCAGTACGATCCCGGCGATCCGCAGGGTTTGGTGGCTAGGCAAGCGGCTATGTTTGCTGGCGCTCCGGGCGCTGGCGCTGCTGGCTATGTGCCGCCCACGCAAAGCATGGCAGGCCAGCGTCAGATGCTTCAGCCGCAGGCAAGCATTCTTCCGCAACAGCAGAGCGGCATTTCGCAAGCGGCTGCGACCGGCACTAGCATCGCCAGTTTGGGTGAGGCTGGTGGTAAGCTCTATAGCAAAATGACCAGCAAGCCCGGTACGGACACGGCTGCTGACACTTTTAAAGAAGGTTTTGGCAACTTTGCTGATAAAACCAAAAACTTCTTTGGGTTTGGCGAAGCGGCAGGTGGTCGCATAGGCTACGCCTTGCAGGGCGGTATCCCTTATTCGCAAGGCGCTGACCCGAACAAAGACCCTTCGCGCGTGGGCTACATGGGGATGCTGGACTTGCAGCAGCCCATCGACCCGACGCAAGCGTTCAACGCCCAGAAGGCCGGGCAGATGCCCAGCGTTCATCAGGCGTCTAACCCGCTCGTGCAGGGCGCTCAGGCTGTGAATGCGCTCAACAGTGGGGCCAAGACCCTCAAAAGTGCTGGCGAGTTCCTTGGAATTGGCAAGACAGCCCCAGATATGGGCTCCTTGGCGAATGCGCCACTGCCAATGGCTCGCCCTGAAGGTCTTGGCGCTGCCGCCCCTGAGATGGGCTCTCTATCAAACGCGCCGCTTCCGATGGCGCGTCCCGAAGGTCTTGGGGCACTTGTGTCTGAAAGCGCCCCCGCAGCCGCTGCGCCTGCCCTTGAGGCCGGTGCTGTTCAGGCTGCCGCCTCGCCCGTCCTTGGCGAAATGATTGGCGCTGGCGCTGCCCCTGCGGTGGCTGAAGCTGCTTCACTTACAGCTCTCGGTGAGGGTGCTGCCGCCATGGGCGCGGAGATGTTTGCGGGCTTGGCGGCTGGCGCTGGCAGTGCGTTGGAATTTCTCCCGTTCCTTTTCCTGAAGACAGGCGGTCGCGTCGGCAAGGCTGGCGGCGGTTCCCTTGTGGACCCCAGCAATCCCCAAGATCAGGCGATGGCGAAATCTTTCGACAATCTGCTCCAGCGTTACGACAACAACCCGCTCCTCGCCGCTGCGGCGATGGACGTTGGCACCAAGGTCGTTGACGCCGCCATCCAGAAGGCCGAGCAGACTGGAGGCGACATCACTGACTTCCTGCCCCGCAGGACGCAGGAGTACATGTTTGCCCTGTCCAAGGCCGCTATGGGCGCGCATGACGCCATGAGCCGCCCTGCCCGTGCGGCGGGTGGGCGGACGGGGTATGCGTTGCCGGGCTTCGTGAATGACGAGCCTACTGGCCTTGCACCTGCGCCGTCTGACGCTATGACCATGGGCGATGTGGCTGGTGGGCTCTCGCCTGAGCCTACTGTGCAAGTTGCTGAACTGAAGAACCCGGACATTCTTCGCGCATTGCGTGGGTCTGAAGGGGCCAATGGCAACCCGGAAGCCAAGAACCCCAACTCAACGGCTGGTGGTTTGTACCAATACCTTGACAGCACTTGGCAAAAACAAGCTCCCCTTGCCGGTGTGGACATTAAACAATACCCCACGGCTAGGTCTGCCCCTGCGGACATCCAGCACCAAGTGGCCGACGCCAATGTCAGCAGCATCTTGGAGCAGAACAAGGGTAATGTGCAGGCCGTCCCTCATCTTTGGTATTCGGGCAACCCCGAAGGCAAACTGAGCCCCGAAGGCCTTGCGGCTAACAAAGGGTTCACGCAAGAGCAATATAATCAACGGTTCTTCAAAAAACTTGAGCCCGGTGCGCCTGAAGGCAAGCCTGTTCAAGTTGCTGGCCTCAACCCTTCCAAGACTGACGCTGGCTCGCTCAGTGACATTGGAAAGACCATTTCCGACTCCGTTCCTACCAGCAGCAGCTTCTGGGTTCCGCTGATTGCGGGCCTTGGCACCATGTTGGCCTCTGACAAGTATCGCTTCTCGCAGCGCATTGGTGAGGGCCTTGTGGGCGGTGCGGCTGCGTTTGGTAAGCAGCAAGAGTTCGGGTTGAGTAAGGAAAAACTGGCGCAGGAAGAGGCGTTGCGTAAACAAGGATTTGGGCTCCAACAGCAACAGATTGGTTTGACTGAGCGTGAAGTTGCGCTCAAGGAGGCTGAGAGCAAACGTAGGATTGAAGCAGCCAAAGCTGCCGCTGCGGCATTAAGTGGAAATGTTGCGCCGGTGCAACCTTCTGCCCCTGTTCCGACAGCCAAAACTACGGTTGCCCCTCCCTCTGTTGGCGGTGCACAGCCAAGCAATCCCAATAATGCAGCGCCAGCAATTCCTCCGGCTGGCGGTCTTGTGCCTCCTCCGGTTGAAGATAAGGATAAAACCCCAGCGGCTCCTATCCCGGCTCCTAACAGCAAATTCTGGGAAAATGTGGACCCTCAGTCCAATCCGCATAACCTATTAGCTTTGGCGGATAGGTTCGATCAAGCTGCCGTTGCGTCTGCTGAAGATCCATCATCAATGGCTGCCTATCGCGCTTCTGCTCAACAGTACCGGGCGCAAGCAAGTGCTATTCGCCTGAGCGGCATAGTCACGATGAAGGATCAGTCAACAGCCTCAATGCCCGGCTTCAATGAAGCCAAGGCAGCGCAGGCTGCTGCGCTTAAGCAAGCGGAATTGAACGTTACAACTTCGCCAGAAGCCCGCGCTGCCGAAGTTGAAAAACAACGTCTTCTTGAAGAAGAGAAACAGCGTTATGCCCCCTTCGAAGACAATGAGGGTAATCAATGGCGTCGGGCAGCGCCAAGCGACACGCCAGTTCAAATGGCTGCGGCCCCCAACACCACTGCCGCTGCTGGTGAGCCGGTGAAGGCGTCTCTTGATCCAAAGACAGCGCGAGTTAATAATGTCATCCCGGCACCTCCTGTTGGTGGTGGTATCCCACAAGCTATTCCCCCGCGCGAAGGTCTCGTTCTTGCGAAGTCGGCTGGTCTTTCGCCTGCCGCCAAAGCAAATGACCAAAAGTTTTCAGAAGAATTCCCCGGAAAATTGCATAATGCAATTGAAGGCGAAGAAGCCATGCAAACTGTGGCGCAGGCTTTCAAACTCTTTACTTCCAATGTTGTTGCCGAAAAACTTCAGGGATACGCGCTTTTGGCAAGGGCCATCGGAATGCCTGACAGTGTTGTGGAGGCTGTTGCAGGGGGCGACCCTGCGGCCATGCAGCGCGTTGATAAGGAAGCTGTACCTTCCGTTATTGGCATTCTGAAAGAAGGTGCAAGCCGGTTTGGGCAGCAAGAATTTATGGTTACGCAGAAAACTGCCGTTGCATCCAAAACGGCTGACCCCAAGGCAAATCATGCCCTTGTCGGCGAGTTGATGGGCAAGGCTCAGTGGAACAAACAATTCCTCACTGATTGGGATAAGGCCAAGGACGAGGGATGGCGTAGCCCGTCTGCGTTCTTTGCCTCATGGTCTCAGGCCAATCCGCTCAATACCTACATCCTCTCTGCTACCAAGCAGATTGGAAACTTCAGTGGGATGGATCTTCCCAAAGATCCAAATGCCTATGTGGAAGGGGCTATTTACGTTGCACCCGAAAGATTTGGTACTCCTGCACTAGAAAAATATTTTGGGTCTATCGGGGTGAAGCCGGGTCAATTGTTCAAGTACAATGGGCCCAATAATCTTCAACCTATAGCCAAAGAAGATTATTACACGGCGCATTTGACCGGGAGGCGATAAGATGACTTTTGAAGAAGCACTTGCTGCCGAATATGGCTCAAAACCAGAAGCGTCAGCGCCACAAGGTTCTGGGCAGCTCTATGCTCCGGCAACTTCTTTTGCTGAAGCTTTGGCTTCTCAAGAGGAGAATAAGCCAAGTGTGACTTCATTTGCGTCGGCTTTGCCAATTGGATTGAACCGTGGTGCGGCAAATATCATTGGAATGCCCATTGATGCCATCAACTGGACGTTAAAGCAGTCCCATGAATATCTTGGCACACCGGCCCCGTCAGAAACACCATTTGGCGGATCGGAGTCGATCAAAAAAGGAATGGGTATCATTGGCGCAAATCCTGATGCGCCTGAACACAAACCCCGTTCTATGCCCGAACACGTTATGCAGACGTTTGGAGAAGGTGCGGCGGGAGCATTGATGCCTGCTTTCGCCGCTAAAGCAATTCCTGAACAGCTTGCCACTCAATATCCCCGGATTGTTGAAGGTGCCAAAACGATATTTGGTAAGCCAACTGCGACAACTGCAATCGTTGGCGGAACGGGCGCACTTGGCGGAGAAGCAGCTTCATCTCTTGTCCCTGACAAATGGAAGGGTATGGCTGGATTAGTCGGTGGGTTGGCAGGAGGTGCCGCTGGTGCACTTGGCACAACTGCCGCAAAGACACTTCCCGTCATCGCCCGCGCTCATTTTGCTCCTGAAGAATTATCTGCTCGCGTGGCTGGGCAGGGTCTTCGTGAAGCAGTAGGGGCCCCTAAGATTGAAACTTCCATATCTGAGCCAACATTGCAGGGCCTTGACCTTGCATCGGCTCAGGCGTCCCAAAACCGTGGTCTTGAAACTCTTAGTCGCACTTTAGAGACTAGCAAGGGGCTTACTCCCGCCGAAGACATAAAAGTTCAAATTGGCGCGCAGTCCGCAAAAAATCAGAAGGTTGTTTCTACTGCCGCCGAAGATGCTGCGCGTGAACTTGGGCAAGATGTTAAAAGTGGCTACAACCTGCCCCCTACAGACGCAAAAGCTTCGGCAAGTGTTCGCGCTCGCTTAATTCTTGACAATCTTGAAGGCGCTGCTGACGAGAATGTTAAAAAGTTGTGGGAAAATCCCGACTTGAAAAAAGCAACAATGTACAAAAACAAATCCATTGATCCAGTCAATGAATTTGTCTCGGATTTGTCCATATCTCGTCGAAAGCAACTTGACCCGTCAATCCTTAATACGATTGATGAAATATCAGCACTTCAAACCCGTGATGTACCCTTAAAAGAATTGCAAGACTTGCGTTCAACCGCACTGGCAAAAGGTCGCGCCGCATATAGAAGCGGAGATGACGCTATTGGGGGCGTTCATTACGCCCTTGCAGACAAACTTAAGAATGTCATTGGGGATGGTCAAAACATCGTCTTTGGCGACAAATCAGGCGCTGCGCGGCAAGCTTGGAGTGATGCTGTAGCCGAAACGGCCAAATATCATAAAACCTTTAACGAAGGGTTTATGAAATCCCTCAATCAAAATGCCGACGCAACTACAAGAAAAGTGGCTATTGACGATACGTTCAAGCGTATGTTGGCCGGTGGAAACGCCAATCAAAACATCGCGCAATTTCAAAACGCAACGAAAGGCGCGATCAACGGCCATCTCGCCGACTATCTCGTTGGAGATTTGACAACCGACGGTGTAAAGATCGTCTCGCCAAAAGACGTTGACAATTGGATGGCAAAAAGGGGGAGCACCGTTTCTCTTGTCCCCGGCTTGCGAGATCGTATTCAAAGCATCCGCGACATGAGCCTTTCCCAGAAAGTTTCTGAGGGGCTTTCCGCGGTGACGCAAGACCCAGACAAATTGTCGGCGTTTATGTCAAAGAACAAAGCCGACATTGCTACAGTCACACAAAACAATCCGCAGTTACAGTCCTATATGGAGATGCTGGAAAATTCGGCAAATCGGATCAAGCCGATTGATCCAGATAAGGCAACGAACCTCGCAACTGTGAAGAAACTGGCCAATGGGAATGTCAGTGACATTTTGTATGGTATTGGCACAGGAAAGATTATCCGTACTGCCGCCTCTGATCTTCTGATCCGTTCAATCGGAGAAAAGATGGGTGTTGATCTTGGCGCTTCTCTTGAAGCTGTTGGCGCACTGGCTGGCGGTATTGGTTCGCAACATCTTCCATTTATCGGAAAAGGTGTTGAGGGCGCTACCGAGTGGGCATTGACCGGAAATGTCCGTCAAAAAGCAATTGAGCTTTTGCATCAGGCGCAAACCGATCCAGAGTTAATGAAAATCTTGATGGCCAAGCCAGACCCGCGCGCGGTTGAAAGCATTTTCAGCGAACAGAATCGGGCAAATGTTGTGCGCGGTTCAATGGCCGGGCGGGAAGCTGGTGATAAACATAAAAACGAGCCACTTCCTCTCACTATCCCCGGCCCTGCCAATCGTTTTGCCGGTGGTCGCATAGGCCGCGCCTCTGGCGGCAAGGTCGCCCACAACATTCAGCCGCTTGTGAGCCGCCTCATGGGGCTTGCGGATCAGGCCAAGAAGTCTACAGACAGTAGCACCAAGCCGTTGCTGGACGCCCCTGACGCTAGTATCGTCAAGGCTCTCCGTGTCGCCAATCAAGCCATCTAGGGGTCATCGCTATGGTTTCGACCTATACCACCAACAAGCGCATCGAAAAGCCCGCCAATAACGATTATATCGACACATGGAACGTCCCCGTTAATAACGACTGGGACATCATCGACAGGGCCTTTGGCGGCACCTACACGGTCTCGCTGACGAACGCCAACGTCACGCTGACGCAGACCAACGTGCAGAACACCTGCATCCTGTTGCAAGGTGTGTTGACGGCCAACGTGACCGTCTACTTCCCCTCCGGCGTGTCGGGCTTCTACATCATCAACAACGCCACCACTGGGGCGTTTACTGTCACACTGCTTTCGGCTGGCGGTTCTCCCGGTCGCGGTATCACGGCTGGGCAGGGCTCCTACACGATTATCTGGTCTGATGGAAGCAATGTGGATCTTGCCACCAACGCCGCTTTGACGGCTGGTTCTGGCATCAGCATCGTGGGCAATACTGTCTCAATTGATACCCCTCTCTCCACCATCTACGGCGGCACGGGACAGAGCGTTTACACCAACGGGCAGCTTCTGATCGGCAACAGCGCCTCTGGGTTGCTGGTTCCCGCTACGCTGACCGCTGGGGCAAATATCACTATCACGAACGGCAACGGTACGATCACCATCGCCTCAACTGGCGGCTCTGGTGGCCCTATACCCAATCCCTTTGGTGTCGCCTACATTATGGCTGGTGTCTGATCTGGGCTTTAGGGTGTAGTAGCACAATGCTCTGTGCTGTCGGCAGTACGACTTCCCCGTTTTTGGCTCTCCGCAATAGCGGGTATTTTCGCCATTTACGGGCCCAAGAATGTAGCGGCAGGATTTGGGCGTAAGCTCAAAGATTGTGATCCCGCCATCCAGTTTTGGCGGTTTGGGCAACGGTGCGGGTATCGGTGCGGGTTTATGTACCTTAATCTTGGGCTCAATTGGCCTTGGGTTTTTCACCATTGGCTTCACCTCTTCCTGCGGCTGCGCAACAGTAACCACTTTTTTTGCTACCCTGTGGAAAACTCGTCCTTTTTCCTTAAACCTGTGGATAACTCCCATAACTGTCCCGCGAGTTACCCCAAGGCTTTTGGCTATTTCTGTACTAGACAGCCCGCTAACTTCCCACATTTCAGCAATTAGCTCATTCCGTTCTTGCGGCATTTCTCTTCTTTTCCCTCTGTGGTGGATCAGGCAGCGACATCCAATGAGTTGGTTGCGGATTTAGGGCCCCATCAGTGCCCGTGTCCCACACACCGCAGCAAAAGAACACGATTTCCACCCATCGCCCGTTCCACCCCAAAATCCAGTTTCCGTCTTGGGGGGCCGTGTCCATTGTTTGCCATTCGGTCATGTTGCGCCCTCTCAAGTTAAGTGCAGATGGGGCCGCAGTCCCACCTGCCTGTTAACCCTACCTCACATCCCGTCGTCAGTCGGAGCGTCAGCAACAGATTTTCTAGCCATTTCGGCAATTTCGTGCTCAAGCATATCGGCTGTCGCAAACATCCCCGCAAAGGCAAAATAGTTGATCCCGTCAACATACGAATCTAAATTGCCCCTATCGCCTTCAAGCCTTCCTAGCTTGCAAGCGTGCATAATCATGGCAATGTCGTATGGCGTGATTGGCTTGTTGAGCAACAATGTGGCGATCTTTGCCTGCCGCTCCAGTGTCTTCTTCATGTCGCCATACTGGCTGGCGCGATCATGAAACACTTCAATAGTCCGTGTCATTACCTCTTGATATTCCATTGCTGGCCCCTTTTCCTTATTGAAATTCGTCGTAGATGCGGACTTTTCCGACGTAGTGCTGGTTGATAAGTAATTTTCCTCCGTTTTGTAGCTCTCCGTTTTCGCGTTTCCATTCTGTGACCATGATGAAATCCTCTTGGTGCAGAACGTTCTGAAACTCTTCCAGTGTTTTTGCAGGGTAATCTCCGACGATTTGATGAGACATGCCATTTTTAGTCGGTACATTTAGTGTGATGAAGAATTTCATATTGACCCCTGATGCTAGTTCCACAATTTTTTCTCTTCTTCCATATTCTTTACTTTTAACCTGATCAATTCCCCTATTTGATTTTTGGCTAATTCTGTTGCGTTATCAATATCTTTTTGTGCAATATTTTCGCCTATAAATTCGCAGAGAGCCAACAATATGGCCATGGTCCCATACATAGGGTGTTTGCACATGGAGGCGAGTGCAAATATTGCATCGCTAATTTCCATAGCTTCTTCCAGTTTAGGGTCTGACATAAGTGGCTCCTCTCATGAGCAGGTGGTCTAAAGCTGATTGATTTGGTTCACTTTTTGGACGCTTCAACTCTATGATTTCCGCCTCAAGCTTATTGATCCTGTTTTCCATCCTGCGAATGTCCGCTGCATATTGAGCCATCCGGTCTTGCAGTACAAGGGCGAAAGTTTCCATTTTAGCCTCCCGCCACAATGCAGATGGTGAAGATCGCCACTATGGCTATGCCAGTGGCGAAAATGTTGGCGGCTTCATAGGCTAGGTCCAAGGCTTTCATTTGATTTCTCCTTTTCGATGCAACCACTATGCACCGCAATTTCTTTAGGAAAGCTTAACAGCGGCAAATTATTTCGCTTTGCATGTTGGCGAACGGCATGGAGGATCGTCGTGTGGTCTCGCTTGCCCAATATCAGCCCCACCATAGGCAGGGATAGGTTGAGCCTCTTTTTGATTTCATATGCCGCTTCCTGACGGGCTCTTGCGTATTTCCATTTTCGACTTTGCCCAGTTATGTCCTTTGCCGTCATCTCATGCTTGATTGCGATTTCCTTCAAAATGGCCTGCGCAGGCGTTAAAGGGATGAACAAGCGCGGCATCTTTGGTTTTTCAGGTTCCGGCTCTGGCTCCGGCTCTGGCTCTGGCTCAGGGGCCAGTAGAATAATCGGCTGAATGACGATTGGCTTCTTTGGGGGCGCGTATCTCAGACGCTCCCGGACGGCTTTGTAGTGCGCCTGCATTTCTTCAATCGTTTGCATAAGGTTATTCCTTTGGCGGGTTTGGCAACAACATCCAGTGGGTTGGCTTACGTTTTTCATAAAATGTTTGCTCAATCCACCACATCCCGCCCGCAAAGCACCCGATAAGAATACCCCCATCCTCACAAAACACCAGAATTTCTGTATCATCCCTTGGCGCGGTTTCTATAGGTTGCCATTCAGCATACATAACATACCCATGTTTATGCATGTTTTCTTGCCAAAGTTCTGTCATGGAACGATGGGTTTTGCGCAATGCGTTAAGAGCGCGTGTTTGGGCTTCATATTCACTTAACAAACGCGCATCGGCATGTTCTTCCCAATGCCGTTTGGTTGACAGTTCATGCTCATAGGGAAGATTGGCGCACAGATACTCATATTGCCCCATAACCATCAATGCGTTTTTTGAAGCTTCATCTTTGCTATCTAGTAAAGCTTCATATTTCGCACGATAGTTCAGTTGTTCTTTGAGCCATTTAAACATCTTCCGCCCCTAACAGTTCTCTTGCTTTCCCGCATTCTTCCACTGCCGCCCAGCAGTCGCAAGTGCTAAACAGTTTGCGTAGCGCCGCCTCCAGCTCTTCAATACGATCTGCCGCTCGGTTTAACTCTGACTTGAGCGGGTCGTAGAAGGTGGCCTTAGCGGACTTTCGTAGTTCCTGCGCGAGGTCATTCATATTGTTTCTCCAAAGCGTCAAACGCATCTTTACATGGGCAATATTCTTTTCCACACCAATCATCCGGCCCTTCGTGAGGGCAGACCCATATAATATCGGCCAGCGTGCTTCGTAATTCTTCAATACAAGTGGCTGCTTCCTCTAGCGTTTTTGATACTTCAACATCGCTGCGGATAACTGCCCATGCGCGCAGCCGAGGCACAAGATCTTTACCCATTTCCTTGCTCCTGTATCTTTCTACCCATAGTCGGATTATTGCGGCCCCGAACCTCGGTGTTAGGCCAGACCCAGATCTCCCCGTTGTCGTTCTGTATGCAGACCCAGAGCAAGTGATGCTCGTCCCCATTGTCGATCAGGAAGTGGCACAGGGCTTTGCCTCGTGGCGTGGTGAGCGGAATGGTGGGGTTAAGTTGAAGGATCATTTCCCACCTCCAAAACATGTTTAATTAGTAACACTTTTGCATTTGGGTGGAGTTCTTTCCAGTATTCTGCAACTGCTTTTGCATCTTTTTTATCAAGATACCATCCATCCCAAACGGCGTCCCTTGAATTTCGTTTATGTAGCAGGATGCCCCACTCAAGTTTTTTACTCATCTTTTCCCTCCAGTGCTTTGCGGGCGATCTCCCGCATTTCAAAATCATTCTCTGCTGGCAACGTGCAACAATCGGTTATCTCCCGCAGCGCCGCTTCCAGTTTCTCGATGCGGATTGCGTCAAGTTCAATCTTATCTGCGGCTTGGTCCAATACACTCCAAATGTCGTCATCTTGCCATTTTTCTTTAAACTCTTCCAAATCGTGGCGAAGCGCATCAAGTTCCTTCAAAAGATCATCAGTCATCTTTCCCCTCCAGTGCTTTGCGGGCGCGCACTTCAATTTTCGCCCACTCATCATCGTAGTCACAGTGCTGACAGTGATCTCCCCAGAGCAGAAAATCCCGCAGTGCGGCAGATAGCATAGCATTGCGTTCTTTGAGCCGGTCGATCTCAGCGTTCTGTTCAGTAAGCAACCGCTGGACCCGTGATGCTTCAGTCATCTTTCCCCTCCAGTGCCTGACGATATTCATTAATATCAAGCACCGCATCAATTTGTGCTTTAATGAATGGTATATCGTTTGGTGCAGCATAAATGTTGAACAGCGCCTCCTCCAAGTCCTCGATGCGGTCGGCGGCTGAGTTAAACAGTTCATACGTTTCAGTTCTGAACGCTTTTTCGCGCAGCCGCTTCACAAGATCGTTGCTCATGTTAAGATTTCCCGTTATTTTTAACACGTTCTGCGGATGTGTTAATTTCATCAACAGGTGCTGGTGGAAGTGGCATCCAGTGGGTAGGGCGTATTTCTAACTGGTCTTCGCCATCCATGTCAGATGACCAATACGATACAATTCTATCTAAGTTAAATGTTTCCCAATGTTCGGTATCTGCGCGTGTTGAGATGATGTTCTTGCAAACCATGTAGACAACTGGATCTCCCTTATCGTTTTTCCATGTTACAATGATTGGCTCCATCAACGGCGCGGTCTCTATAGGTCGCCATTCAGTCATCACCATTCCCCTTTGTAGATAGAACGTAGCGTTTGCCACATCATGTAAGTGAAAAGAACCACTGTGCCGCCTATCATGAACAGCGCCCAGATGATGAAGATCAGTTGACCCAGTGCGTTAAGGTAATCCATCTTTCTTCTCCATCAGTTGCTTCAATTTTGCTTTGTTCTCATCATCCAGATAGTAGCCGATGCCGCGCCACGTCTTGATCTCGATGCCGTACTTCCTCATCTTTTGACGCAGCTTCCAGACTGACACTCTGGAACGTAAAAGCTCGTGATGGATGTCTGTGTAGCGGTTGTACCTGTCAAGCTTTTCAGTGATCCTATCCAGATAAACATAGTCAGCAATCTCTCGCCTATAGATGCCCATCAGAATTGTTAGCTCTTGTTTTGACAGAACATTTAAAAACGTCGCATCAGTCGGAAGCATATCAGTGCGGAGCTGGCGAACTTCTTCCTCTAATTCAGCGATGCGCTCGCGCAATTCTCGCACCAGATCAGACATTGGCGTCCCTCAACGCCTCAACCACAACGCCATCAATCTCACTGCTGAAACGGTCGCGCTTGTTATTGATTGCACTCACTTTGCGTAGTGCCGCCTCCAACGTCTCAATCCGGCTGGACTTCTCCCAGATTTTGACCTCCAACTGATCAAGCAGCTTCTCCGCCGCCAGATATTGCTGATGCCAGCGGTCTTCTTGCATCTGCCAGTAGTGCGCTTGTTTATTCATCTTCTTCCCTTTCTTAAGTGATGTTCATGTCTCTATAGAACTCAAACTCGGCTGCTTGCATTTCAGGGGTCCACGCTTCATGCGAGACCCCCATTTCTGTAATGTCAGGCAATGGCGGGTTTACTTTCTTATTCTTTTTAATTTGCCTGAGCCCCTTTTTTTCAAATTTACGAGCAAACTTTCGGCAGATTATTTGAACGCTTGTTCTGCTAAGTTTGTATTCTTCCGCCAAAACTTTCTGTGTTTCTCCAGCCACCCATCGGTTGTATATATTTTGATTGCGTTCCGGGGGGATAGGTGGCCTTGCGTTCAGCAAAGTCACCCCCTGCTTCTTAAGGATTTCGCAAACAATTTGTTTGCTGATCCCGTAATCAACGCATAAATCAAGAATTTTTCTGCCTTTTTTGTAGCCATCAGCTATATTTTTATTGCGCGTTTCAGTCCCATTTAACGTTGTGTAATGCCGCGCCACTTTCTTGTAATATTCAATGTCGCCTTCAAACCTTTGGCGCTCAACACCATCAACGTACAAGCGGCCATTGACCCAGCGCGCATCTAACTCATGGCTCATCTTCTTCCTCCATCGCATACAAAACGTCTTCAGCCCCATCGGCTATCTTTTCCAACTTGTCCTTCATTTTGCCCGGCATGTAATCAATGGTTAAAATGACGTATTTTGCATATGACTCAAGCTCATCAATACGATTGCTAACTTCGACAATTGCCAAAGCCTCGTCTTTCCATCCTTCTTTTGTAAGAACTACGGCGGCTGCGTTAAGGCGCTCCGCTAGGTATTGGTTCATCATTTCTTTCTTCCTTTATTTTTTCAATCATTCGTTTTGCTTCGTTTGCGCCTTTGCAGATTATTACCGTGTCTCCGATTAACATCAAGTAGGAATGCCAATCTTTTTGATTTTTATCTACTACGCCACCCTGCACACGTTTCATTTCAATCCAAAGTTTCCACGCAGGTATATAAAGGTCAGGAACACCCGTGCTTACACCCTCTACCTTTAACCTCGCTGCTGTGGTGATGCTGCGGACGCCGCCGTTGGGGATAGCAAATATGCGAACACCATCAAACGTCTGACGGAACCATTTGACAAGCTCACGTTGTTCTTCATGTTCTGTTGGGATACGCTCGGTCAAAATGGTGGGTCCATTATCCATTCATCACACTGATTTGCTACCTGAGTAAACTCCTTTGGAGGTTCCATGTCAAACACGCCGCAACGTCCATCACCGCTATAATTTATGCAATTGTAGCAGAACTGGGGAGGGCCTTTGGCAAAGAACTCTTTCATCATTTTCTCATGCGCCGATAATTCATCTGGTTTCTCTTGTCTCATGTCCATCTCCTATCTGTAACCTTGAAGAACTTGCCGTCTTTTTTGTATTTGATGGTGTGGGGTGGAGCGCCGGTATTTAATGCCTGAGACATTGCGCCTAAATCAGTTTCTGTCAAACTGATTTTAGCTTTTGATGCAGAGCTAAGATTGAAAATAGTTTGCGCCGCTTTTTGCCCCGCATATCCGTCATGCGTCACCGGAAAATATTCAACGATTGGCGGATCAGACAAACCACCATAATATGAAACAGCCAACATTTCTTTACCGCTGGCGCGGCTAATGTGCTTGCGCCACCGCCAGTCCGTCACCTGCATTTCATTGCCATCCAACCCCATGATGTCGTCGTGGTGAAGCTTCAATTTCTTCTGCGCGATGGGGAAGTGATACCCGCAGCACGGGCATTCTTTGGTGTTCGGCGGCACCAGTTCATGGCACTCAGGACAGGATTTAACCGGCGCTTCGCCCTCCTGCCCCGGCTTGGGCTTCTTAGGCGGCTGCACGGCGGTTATAGGCCCGTGCGAGGCTACTACGCCAGCGAAGTCTAAAACCATGCAATGGTCCGTGTGTGATTTCACCCGCATCCCCCGACCGGCCATCTGTACGTACAGCCCCGCGCTCATGGTGGGGCGCAGCATGGCGATCAGATCAATGTCGGGGTAGTCAAACCCCGTCGTTAGCACATTGGCGTTGGTGAGCGCCCGCAGCCGCCCTGCCTTGAAATCCTCCAAGATCTTCTCGCGCTCTTTCTTTGGCGTCTTGCCAGTCACGCAGGCCGCAGGAATGTCATTCTCCAACAAAATTTTTGCAACGTTATGTGCATGATCAACACCAGTGCAGAAAAATAGCCATGCCTTGCGGTCGCCAGCCCTCTCAATGACCTCTTTCACTACTGCCCTGTTTTTTGGCTCAAGATTTACCGCCGCCTGCAATTCGCTCTCAATGAACTCGCCGCCGCGCTTTTTCACGCCGGAAACATCCAGCCTCTCTTCCGTATGCTTGCTGCGCAGGGTAGACAGAAAACCCTTGTAAATCAGCGCCTCAATGCTGACCGGGGTCAACAACGCATCAAACATGGCGGGCTTGTCGGTGATGTAGCCATGGCCCAGCCTGAAAGGCGTGGCGGTAAGGCCGATCACACGCAGCGCCGGATTGATCATGGTCAGTTCATAAAGGAACGTGCGATAGTCGCCGGTCTCCTTGTGATTGACCAAATGGCACTCATCAATGATCACCAAATCAATGTGCCCAACATCTGCCGCCTTTTTCCCAATCGACTGAATGCCAGCAAACGTAATGGGTTCGCCAAGATGCTTCTTACCAATGCTCGCCGAATAGATCCCCAATGGGGCATTGGGCCAGTGCTGGCGCAGTTTCTCAGCGTTCTGCTCAATCAGCTCCTTTACATGCGTTAGCATGAGGATCTGCGTCTCAGGCCACGATTGCAGCGCGTCCTTACACAGCGCCGCAACGATGTGGCTCTTGCCCGATCCGGTGGGCATGACAATGCAAGGGTTCCCCGAATTGCCCGCCGAGAACCAAGCGTAAAGATCGTTTATGGTGTCTTGCTGATATTCACGGAGTTGAGTCATATTTCACCACCTTGGCACCGGGCCATATCTGTTTCATTTTTTCCACCATTGGGTTGGCGCAGCCCGAGACGTTGTTGATCAACTCTTGGCTGCTAACCTCGCCTTCGCCGTTCCTGACCTTGCGCCCATCAACTTCATAGACGGCTATCCAGTCGGTTCCGTCAAACATGTGCCACGGCACAAGATCGGGGTGAAGCGTATGCGATGAGCATCCATCATACTGATACTCCAATGCAATTTCATTCTCCCAACGTTCACACCGCCAAGTGCTGTCGTCCTTGGGGGTGCTGTGGGCACACGTCCTGCAATTGACGTGCTGGGTTAACTTCGTCTCGTGACAGAAAGAATGCGCATCGCAGAATTTACACTGAAACCATGTCGGGTCAGTCGATATAGGTGGAGGCATACGCTCAGACAATGCCACACGTTTGCCACGCGCGACCAGCTTTTTCGCCATCTCTTTGTTATACCGAACCCGCTCGGTGTAGATGCGGTCATTATCTTTGCAAACCGCCACATATAACGCACGGTCAATGCCGGTCCCGTGCATGTAGACCTGCATCTGAGCGAAATGTTCAGGCTTTGATTTCTCGACACCTTTGGCCTCCACGTCGTTAAACGATTTCAATGAGTGCGTCTTGAACTCGCCAATGTGGCGCTTGTTCGGGGCCTCCGGCACACCCCCCTCGATAACCGCGTCAATGCTCCCAGACACATGCGCGCCAAAATCAACGCCATCCTGTGTGTCAACCGGCTTCACTATGATGCCAATGGAGCGAAGGTCCGCGAGGATGTTTGCCTCTTCCTGATGGCCGCGCCGAAACAAGCGCAAAATCCGCCCCGGAAACTTGGGCTGCACCGCCCAGCGGAACGAAAGCCACAGGCGGCGCTCACATGGGTGCCCAAGCATCGACGCCCCCATGTGAGGGCGAGGCTTGCTGGTTCGGTTCTCGTGTGCCTTGTTGATCAGGCTTTCAATGGTGTTTTCACGGTTTGGGATTTTCATGTGTTTACTTTCCTCTTGCTGATCCACCTGAAAAAAATACGTGCTCTTTGTAAATTGCTTGTTTTTCTATTGCCGGTTTTTTTGGCTCAAATTCAACTCTGCTGGCTTGCATATCTATGCTAACAATGTTTAAATTTTCAATTGGCTTTGCAACGCCAATTCTTTCTTTTATATATTCTGACAACATCAGCCACGCTTGCATTTCAGTTCTTGCTTTGATCTCAACATTGACCGATAAATTAAAAATTGCTTTTTTATCAGGTTCAACGCGAGTTTCATTTGATTTTTGTTCTTTCTTTATAATTTCCCTTCTATTTAATTGATAGAAATTTCCTTTCACACGATGTGTTTCAAACATTGTTTTTGATATTGGTAGGAGTAAATTATGTGATAAAATTTCTGTGGCATGATCTTGATTAGAAGCGCAAACAATCACTTCGCCATGATCTATTATGTTAGTTTGATGGGCGTTGAAGATAACTTTGTACATTTGCATTTTAACCTCCTTCATGAATTGCCCCGGCCATTTCTGACCGGGGCGGCTGATGTTACTTCTTTGCCCACGGAGGAGCTGCCTTCGCAGGCGCGGAAGCAGGGGTAGCAACCATAACGCGCGGAGGTGCGCCGCCTTCTACGGCTTTAAAAGCCCGCACTTGGTTTTTGTCGCCATATTGTTCGGATTTCTCAATGTCCAACTTAATCTGAAGACTATGACCAATAAGCTGGTCAGTGTCTGACACCCTTGGAATGCCAGTAGCCTTCATAATCTCACCCAACTGCTGATGCCCGATCTCCTCCGCCTTTGGCGACTGGTTCTTAATATTCAAATTGCCAAAAACCACACGCCCTTGATGGGTCGGGCCAGTGATCGTGTATTTGATGGCTATGTATTCACCCGTGCCTGTTTTGGTGGACTTAATCTCCGCCGATGACATGGTGGCCGTGTACCAACCCGGAGGAAGTGGGTCGAACGAGGTCTTGCCCTGCGGGAGAAACTCAACGTCAAAAGTTTGACCAAGATTTGCCATGTTACTTTGCCTTCATGTTTGAGATAGGGGCCTCGCGCGTGATTGCGAAAGATGGACGCCCCGGAGTTGAAGTGATAGCGGGGGAAAAAATGTTCTTCACATTATCGCCCACGCCTTTCCATGCAGCCATGCTCAATTCTGGTTTCCAGCGAAACAACATGCTGAGAAAGTCCCGCATGTCGTGTTCAGCCGCAATTTCTTGGGCCAATTCACCGTTTACCTTCCGGTTAATCCGGCAGGTAATTTTGAAAGTGAAAGGGTTCGCTTCAAATTCACGAGAATGTTCATCGGTTTCTTGGATCTCCAACAACCGAACAACCTCGTCTTCAATCAAGCGCCGCTTTTCAACAGCCTCTTGTTCAGCGTTCTTCGCCTCAAGCCATTCCTCTGCGAGCTTCTGAAGCGGCTTCATGCGGCACCCGCAATCTTAGCGATGATCTCGCCAAGGTCAGGCGCTTCCCACGCGCCCAGCTTGCCAGAGCGGTCCTTGGCCAGCCAAAGCCCATCGCTGTCACACATGATGGCGCGCTGGGTATTGCCGTCTGCGTCCTTCTCCACCCGAAGCGCCAACACCTCGTCAAAGAAGTACGGCAGGCTTTGGCCAGTCTTGTTGCCGGGCATAGACGGGGCATACAAAATGCGCCCCATCTCGTCGGTAGACTTTTCCAGCTTAGCGCTCATGTAGACATGCCGTCCGGGCAAATCGCGAAAAGCACGAATGATGTCAGCCATTTGCTCTTGCATAGCGCCGTAGGCCTGCCGAGGGTCTTTCGCAATCTTCTTTTCGTGGTTCAGCACAACCTCAGCAATCTCGCTGATGCTGTCCAGCGCCACGCTCTTGAACCTCATGCCTTCTGCCGAGGACATCCATTCAAAAGCTTCCTTCAAATCATCCATGCTGGTGATTTCAATGAAGGGAAGTTTTGCGTCCTGAATGGAAAGCAACCCGCCTTCCGCGCTCAGGACAATAGGGTCTGGCAAGCCGGGGATGAGAGATGTTTTCCCAGCGCCCGCCTGCCCATAGACAAGCATCTTGACGCCATTGGCGGACAAGCTGCCCGTATTCTTTACTGATATGGCCAACGCGGCCTCCTTCGTTTTGATCGGTCGGACCATTCCGTTCGATCAACACTTGCAATATGGGTGATTTGCTGGCAGTTTGCAACAGCCAAATGTTAAAAACCCACATGGGATTGCAAAATGCTAACAATCGAACAGATAAGGCTTGCCCTGCGAGACCGGAGGATTAGCATGGTCTCCGCCGCGACTGGCTTGCATTACAACACCATCAGAGCCTTGCGGGATAATGAAAGCGCCAATCCAAGCTATAAAGTTTTGAAGGCTTTGAGTGACTATTTTGAGGGGGCAAAGCAACATGGCTGATTTGACGGACATTTTAGGTGGCCCGTGGTCCCCGCCAACCGCTGTTAATCTTGGAACCCCAGAGGAACAGTTATCCACAGCTATGTCTGGGTGCGGCATTTTGCCACCCAAAGAGATCCTGCTAGATGGGAAAGTTCACCGCTTTAACTCAGGCACCAAAGGCTCAGGTGGGCACGGCGACAAGGCTGGCTGGTATGTGGCTTTCTCGGACGGCATTCCAGCCGGACGCTTTGGTTGCTGGCGCGCAGGCATCGAATCCACATGGCGAGCCGACATAGGCCGCAAGTTCACCCATACCGAAGAAATGGCCCACGTCCGCCGTATGGGCGAGGCCAAAGCCCTCAGAGACGCCGAGAACGCCAGAAAACAGGAAGTCGCCGCCAACACCGTCGAAGCCATCTGGGTCGACTGCGGTTTTGCTAACGAAGACCATCCTTATCTAAAAACCAAGGGCATCAAGACCCATGGCGCCCGCGTCACAGGTGACGGGCGCCTAGTCGTCCCCCTGTTCGATCAGGCCGGGAATCTCTCCAGCCTCCAATACATCGCCGTAGATGGCGGCAAGCTCTACCACTCCGGCGCACAGACGGGCTCTCGCTTCTGGCAAATCGGCACCCTAGACGAGCCCGGCACCCTCTACGTCGCCGAGGGCTTCGCAACCGCCGCGACCATCCACGAAGCCACAAACCGCCCCTGCATTGTAGCCTACTCCGCCTCCAACCTCGTCCCCGTCACCGGCATCCTGCGCGAGATCCACGGGGCCACGCAGGACATCGTGATCGTGGCCGACAATGACGCCTCCGGCGTTGGCCAGCGATACGCTGAGCAGGCGTCGGCCAAGTTCGGGGCTCGCATGGTTATGCCGCCAGAGCCGGGCGATGCCAATGACTACGTTCAAGCTGGGCACGATCTGGCGGCGCTCTTGTTCCCGCCAAAAGACAATTGGCTAATTCCCGCCGATGACTTCTGCGCCCAGCCCGCGCCTATCTCATGGCTTGTCAAGCATTGGCTGCAAGACAAAGCCCTGATCATGGTCCACGGCCCTTCCGGCGGCGGCAAAACCTTCGTAGTGCTGGATTGGTGCCTACGCATGGCGGCGGGCGTTTCAGAATGGGCAGGCCACCGCGTTAGAACGGGAACGGTTGTCTACCTTGCGGGCGAGGGGCATCACGGCCTGCGGGGGCGCGTAGCCGCTTGGAAAGTCCACCAGAACGCCGGGCCGCTATCCATGTGGCTCTCCCGCGACGGATGCGATCTCAATACACCGGCTGGCTACATGCGGGTGGTGGATAACATCCGCGCCCTCCCAAATCGGCCCAGCATTATCGTGGTGGATACCTTGCACCGCTTCCTGCTCGGTGACGAAAACTCCGCCCAAGACGCGAAGACCATGCTCGACGCCTGCGGGGCGCTGATGGCGGAGTTTGAGTGTTCGGTCTTGCTTGTCCACCATACTGGCGTCAGCGAAGAGGCCCAGCATAGGGCGCGTGGCTCATCGGCATGGCGGGGGGCTCTGGACATCGAGATCAGTATCGTCCCCGGCAAGGACGACCAACCCATGTCGATCATCCAGCGCAAGTCCAAGGACAGCGAGCTGGCAGACCCGGTTTATGCCGAGCTTACGTCTGTGACGATACCCGGTTGGTTTGACGAGGACGAGCAGCCAGTCACGAGCGCGGTCGTGAGCCTCGTGGAGGCCCCCGTGGTGGCTAAGAAGGAGAGTAAAGTTGAGGGGCTGCGTAAGCAATTTGTAGCCGCTTGGTATGACTCAAAGGCTGAGGAACGCGAGGGGTTGCCTTATGTGAGCCGGTCAGCTTTGAAGCACTTTCTGGTGGCCAATTTGAATTGTAGCGAGGCGACAGCGGACAAGAAGCTGAAGCCGGGGTCAGCGGACCAGCTTATTGGTGCGCTCTTAATTGCAGAAATTATCAGCCCATTTGAGAATGGGTGGATCGTTAGTAATGAAGTTTGCGCATCTGCCATGTTGATGGACAAGAATAAAAGGTAATTGCCATGCTCAACCGTACCGTACCGTACTTTTGGCGTACTAGTACGTTTTGGTACGTTTTTGGCTTATTGCTTAGCTCAACCGTACCGGCGTACCGTACCGTACTTTTGCGTACTGGTACGTTTAGGGGCAAAACGCCCGAAAACGTACCGTACCGTACTCCCCCCCTTTAGGGGGGGTACGGCGGTACGGTCGGTGCGGCGGATAGTCCGGACGAAAAAACCAGCCCGGAGGCTGGTTTGAAGTTGGTCACTTGTTCAACTGCTGGGCCAGCCAGTCAATGTCGATCTTGCCCGCCTCTAGGGCCGCCAGCAGGATCAGGACGGCCCGTGGTGGCTCCCAGCCACCCGCCCGCCATGTCTCCACCGTGCGGACCCCGCACCCCGTCAGGAGGGCTAGGTCCGCCACAGTGAGGCCGAGCCGGATCATCTGGGCCTTGATGGGGGTCATGGCTGGGTCTCCATAAATGCTTTGATCACTTCTGCCGCGACTTGCGGGACGATGGCGTTGCCGTAGGCGCGCAGGCGTCCCACGCGGTTGGATACCCCATGAGCCAGCAGACAAATGCTGGGTTCAACGCGCCGGGCCTTGCCGTCGGCTCCGGTGAGCCAGATGTGGTCGTCCCAGAATGAACCAGCGCACCCAGATCCGTTATCGCTCCGTCCGGTTTTCGCCCCTTCCTTTTCAGGAAGCTCTCCCCGTCTCCCCCGCATGGCTGAGACGTTGGCGTTGGCCATGTGGACAGGTTGTGCATTACCGTGCTGGGAAGGTCGTCCAGACGGCCCTTGCGAGCCATCTCCTTCACGCATCCCTCCGGCGTTCGAGATCCTTTGTCCCCGTCCACTGAGCGTGGTGTCGGCCATGTGGTCCGCGCCAGCTCCGGCAGTGTCCACCCGGCCCTGTGAGCCGCCTCCGGCGTTCTGTTGCCCGTCCTGCCGTTCCCGTTCTTCTCGTCCGATGACCGAGGCGTTGGCCACGTCGAGTGCGACCCAGTAGAGGCGCTGGCGAATGTGCGGGGCGTTGACCGCGAGAGCCGGAATATCTGCCGCCCGGCTGGAGTAGCCAGTTCCTTCCAGATTAGATTGAACTCCATCGAACCATCCGTACCCAGCCTTTCCCGCAACTTGCTCCCCCATGACGACAGGGGGCCTGACGGCGGCGATGAGGCGATGGAAGTGGGGCCACAGGTGCCTCGGATCGTCTGTACCGGCTCCTTTGCCCGCGACGGAGAACGGCTGGCACGGACAGCTCCCCGTCCAGATTGGCCGGTCGTCTGGCCATCCGGCGAGTCGGAGGGCGTGTCCCCATCCGCCGATCCCGGCGAAAAAGTGGCACTGGGTGAAGCCTCTGAGGTCATCAGGTGCCACATCGACAATTGACCGGGTATCGACTTCGCCATCGGGTATCAATCCTGCTTTGATCAAGTTGCGTAGCCATTGGGCTGCGTAGGGTTCGATCTCGTTGTAGTAGGAGGTCATGGCTGCGCCTCAAGGGCCTCTACAGCCTCGGTGAGGGTTCGGTGGTGGGTGAGTACACCGGAGGGCGTCAAAGCCCTCCAGCAGCCTCGTGTGGCCCGCTGGACCCATCCCAGTGTGGCGGTGTTGATGGTGAGGACGTAAAGGCCCTCGGTGGTGCGGGTGATGGTCATCATTTATGCGTCTTTCCATTCGTCATATTTTGAATTTTGGTTCTCCAATCGCTCCATGAGGAGGTCCACGGCTTCGCGGGGGGTGGAGGCATAGCCAATTGGGTCGGTCTCTTGCCCGTCGTAGTCGTCCGTCACGGCGCACCAGTCCCAGCTGGGATGGAGGGAGTGGATGTTGAAGCTCACGATGATTTTGTAGCTGGTGGTCATTTGCCTAGTTCCTGTTGGGTGAGTGGACGGGAGAAAACCCGCCCTGTTTTTGGTGAAGTTTTCGTCCGGATCAGATTTTGGCGTATTCGCTGGGGTCCAGAAAGAAGGGGGCATTTAGCGAACCCACCAGCTTTCCCTGCACATAGACGGCCTCGACATACTCGGCCTCGTCAGGGGTCTGCATGGAGACGACCTCGACCAGATCACGGGCAGCCACGTCGGAGTAGGGGTCAGCGCCGAGAACGTGATCGACGATGGACTCGCACAGGGTGTCCCAGAGGCCGTCGCCAGTGGCGACGAAGGTAAGGCAGGGGGTGTATTCGGTGAGGGCGAAGAAGGTGAAGGTCATTTGCTTGGCTCCTGATTGAGTGATTTGCTTACCCGTCTTGTATACCCGCAATAACTGCGGGGTGTCAAGCGCACCCCGCGATTTATTTTCAGGCCATCGCCTTGGCCGTCGCGCTGACCGTCAGCTTGTAAGTGGCCTTGATCGCCGTGGCATGGCAGCGGCGGAAGTCCTCGGCGCTCAGGAGCGTCTGGGCCAAGTCCTTGCTGAAGGTCGTGGGGTAGCTCTCGGAGACCTTCACGATGGCCTTCTCGCCGTGGATGACGTTCTCTTTGGTCTCAAGGATCAGCTTGCGGATGGCGTCCTGCTGGGCCTTCAGTTCCTTGATCTGGGCGTCGAGGGAAGCGTAGGTGTCGGCGAGGCTGGCGATGTTGGACATTGTTGTGTTCCTGTTTGCTTGCGTTGTTGATGTCCTATCTTTATCCCGCAGTTTCTGCGGGGTCAAGCGGGAATTCGCATATTCGCGGCGATTTTGCGATTTATTTTGCGATTTATTTTTGGGGGCCATTTTGGGGGCTATTTCGGGGAAGTTTCGGGGGGAGTTTTGGGGGTTATTGCGCTTCGCCTCGCCCTCGCCTATCTTTAGCCATGGAATTGGTGGACAAGATTGCGCTGGCGCTTTGCGGATATGGCTTGCCCGGTGAGCCCTGCGAAACGCCATGCGAGTTTTGTTTAGGTCAAGCTAACGCAGTTATGAAGGTGATCAATGGCCACTCCGAAAAAGAAACCAGAGGATCTGTTGAAGGTCGGAAGACCAAGCGGGTATCGGCCTGAGTTCTGTCAGCTTGTGCTTGAGCTTGGAAAAAAAGGAAAATCCTTCACGCAGATGGCCGTTGCGACTGGTTACACGAAAGCAAGTTTGCACGGATGGCGTGATCAATACCCAGAATTTGCGACCGCTTTAACGCGCGCGCTCGAAATGTCTCAGGATTGGTGGGAGTCTCGCGGGCAAGAAGGGATCACTTCTCGCGAGTTCAACGCTGCGCTTTGGCATAAGAACGTCGCCAGCCGCTTCCGCGAGGATTACGCTGATCGCAAAGAGGTCACAGGCGCAGGTGGCGGGCCTATTCAGCAGGCGGTGACGCTGCGGACGCTTGACGTGTCTGAGCTTGACGACGATCAGCTTGAGGCGCTGGAGACTGCGCTTCTGTCCACAATGGGCGGCGATGGGAAAGATTGATCTCCCGCGCGACATCGACGGCAAGGCGAGCCTGCGGGCGATCCAGAAGCGGCGCTGCGAGCTGTCGCTGGCCACGTTCATCAAGCAGGCGTGGCACGTCGTCGAGCCCGGCCAGCCGTTTGTGGATAACTGGCATATCGGGTTAATTTGCGCCCACCTTGAGGCGATCACAGACGGCCACGTTCTCGATGATGGCTCGCTTTATAACCGCTTATTAATAAACGTAATACCCGGTGCAATGAAATCAATGATTTGCAACGTGTTTTGGCCCAGTTGGGAATGGGGGCCGAAGAACATGCCCCACATGCGCTACATTTGCGCCGCCCATCAGCAGGGCCTCGCGATCCGTGACAGCACCAAGATGCGCCGCCTCGTTACCTCCAAATGGTATCAGGACCGTTGGGGCGACCGGGTAAAGTTGACCGGCGATCAGAACGCCAAGACTAAGTTTGAAACGACCGCTACAGGTTTTCGCGAAGCGATGGCCGCTGGCTCAATCACAGGGTCTCGTGGTGATCGCGTGATTATTGATGACCCTCACAGCGTCGAGGGTGCAAACAGCGAGGCCATGCGCCACACGACGCTCGAATGGTTCACTGAAGCCGTCCCGACGCGCCTCAACAACCCAAAGACCAGCGCCATCGTCGTCATCATGCAGCGGCTGCACGAAGAAGACGTGTCGGGCGTAATCCTAGAGCGCAAGGGCTTTCAAGGCGTCTACGACCATATCTGCCTGCCCATGCGCTACGAGGCATGGCGGTCAGGCGTTGCAACCAAGCTGGGCTATCTCGACCCTCGTGAGGAGGAGGGCGAACTGCTCTTCCCGCAGCGGTTCCCGCCCGAAGTGGTGGACCGCGACGAGGCGGCAATGGGCCCGTATGCCGTCGCCAGCCAGCACCAGCAAGTCCCTTCGCCTCGTGGCGGTAATGTGGTCAAGGACAGTTGGTGGCAGCTTTGGGAGCAAAGCCACTTTCCCAGCCTCGACTTCGTGGTGGCCAGCATTGACACCGCCTACAGCACGAAGGCGGAGGAGCGCGGCGACTTCAGCGCTATGACCGTCTGGGGCGTCTTCAGCGGCGATCCCGCCGCCACCGCGACCCGCAGCGTTGACCGCTACGGCAAGGGCTTTGACGGCTACGTCAACACGTCCTACACCTCAGACCTGAACGCTGTCCCGCGCGTGATCCTCATGCGGGCGTGGGCCGAACGGCTAGAGTTGCACGAGCTGGTCGAGAAGATCGCCAAGGACTGCAAGGCTCTGAAGGTGGACAAGCTGCTAATCGAAAACAAGGCGGCAGGTCACAGCGTGGCGCAGGAAATCCGCAGGCTGTTCAGCCACGAGCCGTGGGCCGTCCAGATGTACGACCCCAAGTCCATCGACAAGCTGGGCAGGCTCTACAGCGTCCAGCATCTGTTTGCCGAGGGCATGATCTACGCGCCCGGCGTCACATGGGCCGAGGCCGTCATCCGGCAAGTCTCCAGCTTCCCGCGTGGCAAGCATGACGACTTGGTTGACACAGTGTCAATGGCTTTGCGACATCTGCGAGACCTCGGCCTCCTCACCCGCAGCCCCGAAAGGCTGGCGGAAATCCACGAAAGCAAGAGCCAATATGGAAAAGCTCCCCCTCCTCTCTACGACGCCTGACCGGGTCAAGACCATAAGGACAATTAGCTGGTTTTCCTGTGGTGCGGCTAGCGCCGTCGCCACAAAACTTGCGCTCAAATTATATGAAAATGTTGTTGTAGTTTATTGCGAGACGGGGGCCGAACATCCGGATAATGAGCGTTTCATGTCCGAATGCGAGCGTTGGTTTGGCGTTTCAATTCGGCGGGTCAAGTCAGACGAATATGCCGATACATGGGATGTCTGGAAAAAAAGGAAGTATCTTGCGGGCATCAATGGGGCCCCCTGCACTGTTGAGCTAAAAGTTGCACCCCGTTTGGCTTTCCAGCACCCGAGCGATCACCATGTTTTCGGATACACTCACGATAAGCCGGACATGGATCGGGCGGATCGCCTTCGCGCCAATTACCCAGAGATGACCATTTTGACGCCGTTAATTGACAATGCTTTGAACAAGGAATCTTGTCTTGGAATGCTTCAGTCGGTTGGGATCGGCCTGCCGCCTATGTATGCCATGGGGTTTCAGAACAACAACTGCATCCCATGTGTAAAGGCTACCAGCCCAGCCTATTGGGCTTTGGTCCGCAAAGAGTTTCCCGATCACTTTGCGCGCATGGTTAAGCTATCTCGGGAGCTTGAAGTTCGCTTGTGCCGGATTAAAGGGGTGCGCTCATTCATTGACGAAATCCCTTTTGATCATCCAACAACGAACGCAATGTCGCCTAGCTGCGATTTTTTGTGCCATTTGATCGAACAGGAGCTAGAGAACAAATGATCAAAGCCAATGCCTTCGTTGATAAAATCAAGCGAAATCAATGGCTTGTCGAGGTCTGGGGCAAGGCCCCCTACGACTTCACCCGTCGCTATGAAATCAAGGCGAAATCCGATACACTAGCGGCACAGGAGGGCATCCGGCGCTTTGTGGCGGAGATGGAAGCTCGCAGGGACCACTAGCCATGCCGTTGACCCCCGGTCTGTCGCCATCCATTCGTCAGCCCCTTTCCGATGAGGACCCCGCCGTTCAGATCGAGATGATCGAGGATGGCGATATGCCCGTCATGGATCAGCGCGGCAATGTGCTGGAGATCGAGCACGGCGACGGGTCGATCTCAATCAGCCTTGACGGCAGGCCGCTTGATGAGGCCGGAGAGGCCGAGCCGAAGGACTGGTTTGATAACCTCGTTGACGACATTGACGAGCTTGAGTTGTATCGGATCAGTGACGAGCTGTTGCGCGGCGTTCAGGACGACATCGACAGCCGCAAGGAATGGATCGAGAACAGGGCCACCGGCATCAAGCTGATGGGGCTCAAGCTGGAGATCCCCGGTTTGCAGGGTGCGTCTGATGGCGCTCCGGTGGAGGGCATGTCCAAGGTGCGCCACCCGCTGCTGCTTGAAGCTGTGCTGCGGTTTCAAGCCAATGCGCGGTCTGAGCTGCTGCCCACCGATGGGCCGGTGAAGATCCGCAACGACGACAACAATGCCGATTTCCAAGAGGACCAGCTTGCCAATGCGCTGGAGACGGATCTCAACCACTTCCTGACGACGACCGCGACTGAGTACTATCCCGATACGGATCGGATGCTGCTCATGCTGGGCTTTGGTGGCACGTCCTTCAAGAAAGTCTATTATTGCCCCCTGCGCAATCGCCCCGTCTCCGAGACGGTAGACGCTGACGACCTGATCGTGAACAACGCCGCGACGGATCTGCGTAACGCCAAGCGCATCACGCATCGCTCTTATATGCGCCCGAGCATTGTGAAGCGGCTCCAGATCCTTGGTGTCTACAAGGACATTGACCTGTCCACCGCCCGCCTGCCGACGCTCGATAGCGTCCAGAAGGAAAAGAACAGCCAGCAGGGCATCGCCCTCTCGGCCTCTGGCAACCCGGACGACCGCGACCGCGAGATTTACGAAATCTATTGCGAGCTGGATGTTAAGGGCTTCGAACACAAGTACAAGGGCAAGGTCAGCGGTCTTGAGATCCCTTATCGCGTGACCATCGACACTTCGTCCAAGCAGGTCTTGAGCATCGTCCGCAACTACGATGAGGACGATCTGGATCTGCCAGAGGCGCGCATCAACTTCGTCAAATACTCGTTCGTTCCGGGGCTGGGCTTCTATGACATCGGGCTCTTACACATTCTTGGCAATACGACCAATGCTATCACTGCTGCGTGGCGTGAGCTTCTTGACGCTGGCATGTATTCCAACTTCCCCGGCTTCCTCATGGCCGACACTGGCGCACGTCAGAACACGAATATCTTTCGCGTTCCTCCGGGCGGAGGTGCTCTTGTTAAAACTGGCGGTATGCCGCTGAACCAAGCCATCATGCCGCTTCCGTACAAGGAGCCGTCTGGCGCTCTCATGTCGCTCGTTCAGAACATGGCCGAAACGGGGATGAGGATTGGCGGCACAAGCGAGCAGCAGGTTGGCGAAGGCCGGGCCGACGCGCCTGTGGGCACGACGCTGGCCATGATTGACCAAGCCACCAAGATGATGAACGCCGTCCACAAGCGGATGCACGCCGCGCAGGCGGAGGAGTTCAGGCTACTGGTGCGGACGTTCAAGGACAACCCGGAAAGCTTCTGGCAACGCAACAAACAGCCGTCCTATCAGTGGGATCAGGATACGTTCCTGAAGGCCATTGACGACTACGAGTTGACGCCGCAGGCCGATCCGAACACGGCGAGCCACACCCAGCGCATCATGAAGGTCGTTGGTCTCATGCAGCTGATGGGGCAGGCTCCTGAACTTTTTGACAAGAAAGCGGTCATCACGGACGCCATGCAGGTCATGGGCTGGAACAACCCTGCGCAGTTCTTTACCAAGACCCCGCAGGGCGGCATTGAAGGGATGCTGGCCAATCCGATGGTCTTGAAGGGCCTTGGCGACTTGCTGATCAAGAAACAGGACAGCGACACCAAGAAGCTGGTGGGCGAGGCGCAGGCCGCCGAGCTTCACGCCAAGGCGCAGCAGATCCCCCAAGAGGGTGCGCAGGCTGGTGGCCTCAATCCGATGGACGCTCAGATCAAGCAGGCGCAGCTACAGGCTGATTTGCAGCTCAAGGGCGCGGACTTGCAACTGAAGCAGGCGCAGATCGCCGAGGTTCAGGCCAAGGGGCAGGCGGATCGCACGGCTGATCCCATGAAGATGGCGGATCTCCAACTTCGCCAGCGCGAGCTGGACCAGAAGCAGGAAGACGCCGAGCTTGATGCGATCAACCGCAAGCGCGACCGTGAAAGCCGCGAAAGGTTGGCGGCTGTGAAGCTGGCGGAGGAGATGGCGGCTAATCCGCAGGGGCTGGGGGTCGTAGATCAGCTCCTTGACCCCGGCATGATCCAGCGGCTTGAGAGCAATGAGCCCAAGCTGAAGAGCGGGAGCGATTGATGCACGACCTCGACAAAGCCATTCGCGCAGCCATGATGACGGCGCATCGTTATGCCCGTGGCGGGTATGCGGGCGGTGGCGGCGCCGAAAGCGTGTTGATGCAGGAGATGCCCACATATGACCCTATGGGCAATGTAAGCGTTCCCGCTTTTGGCCCCGCGCCAGAACAAAAACCAATTGCAATGGAAAATCCAGAGCGCGTTCGCGCTGCTGAAGATGCCGCAAGGCTTGCCAAAGAAATACAAGCTTTTGAGGCCAGCAAGGCCCAAATTCAAACGCAGCCTGAGTGGGCGCGAATGATGACCCATGCGCCCCAAGAGCCTCGTGCGCCTGTGCAGATTGAGGGCGGCTTCATTGGAAACAGGCAGCTTGGCACGGCTCCTTATCCGGTGGCCAACGCGCTTTCCGGCATGGCGCAGGGCGCATATGATTTCAAGACTGCGCCTCTTTATGGTCTTGGCGCAGTGTTTCCGCCCGCAGCGGCTTTGGGCACTGCGCTGGATACAGCAGAGGGTGTTGCGGCTGGTAGCCCGACACAGGTAGCAATGGGCGCTTTTGGTACGCCCATGAAGGCCGTGCGCAACGTGATTGCTCCTTTGACGGTTGCGTCCGGTCTTACTGCCCCCGATGAAGCGGAGGCCGCCCGTGCGCCTCGCCTTGGTGGGTTGTCTGCTGCCCTATCCAAGACCGCCCCGAAGGCCGGAGAAATGTCTTTGGAGCAAGCGATGAATATCGCTAAGTCTATCCCCGCCCGCGAACTCTCCCCGCTTGGCTTCTACAGCCACGGCGCTGAGACGGCGGCTGGACTTCAGCAGGCGAAGGGGACGCCAGAGCAATATGCTGCGATGCTTCAGAAGGCTGGCGTTAAGCCTGCGGAGCTTGAGGGCTTCGGTGAGGCGTTTGCCGGTCGCCCCAGCGTGACCCGCGAGGAGATTGCCGCGCACTTCAAGGAGCGGATGCCGCAGATTGAAGAGACGGTGTTGGGCGTTAATGCTGCCCGTAAATCAAAACTTGATGCGATAAATAATGAATTGGGATCGCTTGCAGATAGTGAAATTGCGGCGGGCCGCGTTCCTGCGGAAAATCCTCGTTTTAAAGAACTTGAAAAACAATATTACGAAATTGCTGACAATTCTCTAGCCGAAACGCCCACCAAATTCGGCCAATACACCCTCCCCGGCGGCGAGAACTATCGCGAGGTTAGACTGACGCTGCCGGAAGGTTACGGCGCTCCCCAAAAGGCGTTGGATGATCTTGCTGCGGCAAAAGAGCGAGCCTCCGCTGCAAGCAAGGCTTATACCGACGCTCTTATGGCCGAACTTGATGGAACTTCAAAGCTTTCGCCTGAAGCGTTTGCTGCGCTTGAGAAAGAAAATTCGATTGCCAGTTCGCGTGTGAAGAACTTTGAAAAGTTGGCAAAGCAACCAGCCTTTCAGTCTTCTCATTGGCCAGATGCACCTAACACGGTTGCGCATCTTCGCATGGCTGACCGCACCGGCCCGAACGGTGAGAAGATCCTGCATGTCGAGGAGATCCAGTCCGACTGGGGGCAGAAGGGGAAGAAGGAGGGGTTTGTTACAAAATACAACCCCGAAGATATAAAAGAAATGGACCCAGCCAATATTACTAGCGAGCGCAGACGTAATGAGTTTTGGAACTTTGAAACGCCAACCGGCGCTATAGATGTTCCGAGAAATAATCGTTGGCCGACGATAGAAGCTGCAAGACAACACATTCTTGATAATGTGAAACCAACTGGCGTTCCCACTGCTCCCTACGTCACCAACACGCAAGCATGGACTGACCTTGCCCTGAAGCGCGCCCTGCGTGAGGCGGCTGAAGGCGGGTATGACAAGCTCGTCTGGACGCCGGGTGCGGAGCAGGCGAAGCGGTACAAACTTACCAACCACATCAACTCAATCGACTACATGCGCGAAGGTGAAGACGCCTATCGGCTTGGCATCACCAACAAGCGTGGCGAGGGGATTGATCTTCCCAAAGACACCTTTACGGCGAAGGAGCTTGAAGACTATCTTGGGAAAGAAGTTGCCCAGAAGATAGTTGAAGACGAGGGCAAAGCTTATCGGGGACGTAACCACAAAACGCTTGAGGGCCTTGACCTTGAGGTCGGCGGCTCCGGCATGAAAGGCTACTACGACAAGATCGTGCCGAACCAGTTGAGCAAGCTGGTGAAGAAGCTCGACCCGGAAGCGAAAGTTGGAGTGCATGATCTGATAACAAAGAAGGGCGGCAAAGTGGCGGATGAAGCCGCGCTTAATGAAAATAGTCAGTTAATTGAGCAGGGGCGTTTCTGGGACGATGCGCGTGCAGAAAATGTAAACGGGTATCGCGTGACTTTGCCCGGAGGTCAGGAACTGGGCGTTTTTGAAGACTTGCCAGACGCGCATGATGCTTTGTTGCAAGCTCTTGGCAGCGCAAAGGAGCCCGACACCATTCTTAAAGTCCCCTCCCTCACCATCACCCCCAAGATGCGCGAGGCCATCATGAAGGGCCAAACAGCCTTCAAGCGTGGCGGCAGCATCCCATTCGGCCCTGAAGCTGCTCAGAGAGCCGTGCAAATCGCAAAGCAGCAAGCGGGACGCCGCTAAGGAGTACTCCCATGTCTGAAGCCAGCAAGGCCGCAAGGTCGGCCATGAAATCCAAGATCAAGCGTCTAACGACTGATCCCAAGACCAAGGTAGACGCTAGTAGCTGGACGCCCCCCGAGCCCCTTAACGCTGACGTTAAGACGGGTATGCGCCCGATCAGCCCCCGCGCCTTCAAGCAGGGTGGCAAGGTCATGGGCGAGGCTATGGAAGCCAATGCGGGCCGCAAGCCCCGCACGGGCAACAAGCCTGTCACGCCTGACAGCATGATCAACCGCAACGCCAAGGCCGCTAATGAAGAGCGCGAGGGCATTAAGCACGTCGGCGGCATGAAGAAGGGTGGCCGCACCAAGAAAATGGACGGTGGCCTTTTGACCGAACCTATGGCGCAGGACAAGCGCATGAGCATGGTTCCCAAGGACGTGATGACCTTTTCTCCCACGGGCGGTAGCAAGGTTGGCCTGAAGAAGGGCGGCAAGGCCGAGCATGATGACGTGAAAGAGGACAAGGCGCTCATCAAGAAGATGGTGAAGCCGGGCGCTCGCACGGGCAAGGACACGGGCGGCATGTCCGTCTCCGATGGCGAGATTGAGGGCACCCGCCCGACCGGTGGCCGCAAGGCTCGCAAGTCCGGTGGTCGCGCCAAGGGAAAGACCAACATCCACATCAACATTGGCAGCGGTGGCCAGCCCCCGATGGGCATGAAGCCTCCGATGCCTCCGATGGGCCCGCCTCCCGGCGCTGGCGCTCCGCCTCCGATGGGTATGCCTCCCGGTGGCCCGCCTCCGGGCGCTGGTCTGCCTCCCGGCCCGCCTCCCGGCGCACCTCCCGGTGGAATGCCTGCTGGTCTGCCTCCGGGCCTTGCGCAGCTCCTTCAGGGGCGCAAGGACGGCGGTCGCACATACCCGAAGATGCGCTACGGCGCAGGCGGCGGGAAGGGTCGTCTGGAAAAGATTGAGGAATACGGCGAGCCTCAGAAGAAGGCTGGCTAACAAGATTTGGCCCGCTGGTCCTCCCACCAGCGCGTCAGATAGGCCGGTGAGTGAGCCCCCTCTCAAACTCACCGGCCACTTCCACATGAGAGGGGCAACCAGAGGGGTGGTTGGATGTTGACGTATAGTGACGCTTTCGAGCGTGAATTGCAGAAGATAATTGTGGGCGAGGTTGATCGACTACTGGAAAATCTTGGTCACGGTATGGGCGTAACGGATTACGCTAACTACATGAAAATTGTCGGTGAGATAGCGGGCCTTCGCAAGACTTTAGAGTTTTGCGAGGAAGCGCGTCTTATCGTCAGTGAACAGAGATAGAGGGGTATCTACAATGGCAATGGTGATGCAGCATAACGAAGATCCGAAAGAAGAAATCTGGAAGGCGGTTGGTAATCTTGCCGACTTCCAGTTGTTTGGGAATGAGGTTCTGGTGGCGATTTATATTCGGCCACAGAAAACTTCGTCAGGAATTTTCCTTACCGACAATTATCGTGACGAAGACAAGTGGCAAGGCAAGATTGGCCTTGTCCTAAAGAAGGGAGGCACCTCGTTGGTTGAGTTATCCGACACGGTTAATGTCAATGAATGGGTGTTGTTCCGTCCCTCAGACGGCTGGGGGCTGACTGTTAACGGCGTGATGTGCCGCCTCTTGGATGATCGCGTCATCCGGGGCCGTCCCGCAAAACCCGACACCATTTACTAGGAGATAACCAATGGCAGAAGCCAATGAAGAACAGATTGAGATCCATCTTGATGAGCCTGAAAAGGCCAAAGAGGCGGAAATTGAAGTTGTAAAGGCTGAAGATGTTCCGGTTAAGACGAAGCCGGAGATCCCGCCTGAAGTGCGAGAGCTGAAATTCCAGCTTGAGCAGGAAAAACTGGCCCGTGCGGAGGCTGAAAAGCGCGCCCGCATGGCGTCAGAGCGTGAGTATGTGGCTAAAAATGAGGTTACAGACACCAATCTGAGCCTGATTAACAACGCCATTAGCTCCACGCAGCAAGAAACGGGGTATCTGAAGGCCGAATACCGTGAGGCAATGGCGACTGGCGACTATGCCAGGACGGCTGAAATCCAGCAGCGCATGTCGGACAACGCCGCGCGCCTTTTGCAGCTTGAAAACGGCAAGGATGCCTTGGAAAGGCAGGGAAGACAGGTTGCTCCGCAGTATCAGCACCCTATGGACCCTGTTGAGGCCCTTGCCGCTCAGTTAAGCCCCCGTTCTGCCAATTGGGTACGCGCTAATCCGCAGTTTGCCACTGACCCGCGCCTCTTTCAGAAGATGATTGCGGCGCATAATCTGGCTTTGGCGGACGGTTTGCAGCCAGACACGGACGATTATTTCGCCACGGTTGAGGAAACCTTGCGCATTCGTCGTCCCGAGCCGACCTATGAAGATCCGATGGCCCAATCAGCCTCGGTAACGCAAAGACGTTCCGCCCCACCTGCTGCACCCGTGTCTAGGGGTGGCAATGGGACGGGCAGCAACCCGAACCGGGTCACATTGAGCGCCGCAGAGCGTGAAATGGCTCAGATGATGGGCATGACCAATCAGGAATACGCGCAAAACAAGCTTTCCCTTCAGAAAGAAGGCAAGCTCAACTAGGAGTTGACCTATGGAAACCGAAGAAACCCGCCCCGTTGGGCGTCCGCGCAGTCTTTTGGCTGGCAAGATCGCCACCAATGAGGCCGCTGCGCCTGTTGCTCGTGAAGAAAGTTCCCGTGATCGCGCAGCCCGCCGTGCGGCGGAATTGCGTGGTCATATTGGCAATATGGATCAGGGCACGGACGATTTTTTCGTCCCGCCTGAGTATATTCCCGATGGCTGGAGCTATGAGTGGAAGCGCAAGACTAATGTCGGCATGGAAGACCCTGCGTATCAGGTTTCTCTGGCCCGCATGGGCTGGGAGCCTGTTCCGGCGTCTCGCCATCCCTCGATGATGCCAGAAAGTAACAAGTATCTGATCATTGAGCGCAAGGGCATGGTCCTAATGGAGCGTCCCCTTGAGATTACGGAGGAAGCCCGTGAGATTGAAAGGCAGCGGGCCCGCAATCAGATCCGGCAGAAGGAGGCGCAGCTTGCTTCCGCCCCTGACGGTACGCTGACGCGCGATCACGCTCAGGTTAAGCCAAAGATTTCAAAGAGTTACGCACCAATCCCAATTCCAAAGGATTGACCCAAAATGGTGTTTAGGGGGGCTTTTAGGCCCCCCTTTACATTTGTGAGGTTTTAGTCCTAAAATGGTTTCAAGGTCTTGATGATCTTCTTTCCCCCGTTGTGGAGAGATAACTTGCCCGTTTCCTAGTCGCCCCGTTGCGCGATGAGCGGAAACTCCCCTGAAAAAGGAGCCCGTCATGGCGAACACAAACGCGCCTTTCGGTTTTGCCCAGTCCAGCGGCAATGGTTCCGCGCCGACCTATGAGCAGGTCGCGGTGACTATTGCTTACGATGCTTCCGCACTTTACTTTGGCGACCCCGTATTCCCCACCGCCGCTGGCGGCGTGGCTAAGGGCACCCCCGGCACTGACGGCATTGCCGGTGTCTTTATCGGCTGCAAGTACCTTTCGGTCGCTCAGAAGCGCACCGTGTGGTCGAACTACTGGCCCGGTTCTGACGTTGCCGCGACCCAGACGGTCGAGGGCTACATCGTCAATGATCCGAACGCTCGGTTCGTTGCAATGGTTGGCGGTTCGTCTTCCACCGGCCTCACCGTCGCTGCGATCAACGCCAACGTCCAGTTCGCCTATGGCACGGGTAACACCGCCAACGGCCTGTCTGGCGCTTACGTTGTGTACAACAGCGCAGATACGACTTCGACCCTTCCCTTCCGCGTTATCAGCCTCCTGACTGATCCGCCCGGCTCTGCCGGTACGGAGTCCGGCGCTTATAACCGGGTCATTGTTGGCTTCAACAATGTCACAACCAAGTCCCTCACGGGCATCTAAGGAGTAGGATCAATGGCTGTTAATCTCTCAGCGATTAAAGACCTTCTCCTCCCCGGTCTCCGTGGAATTGAAGGCAAGTACGAGCAGATCCCGTCGCAGTACGACAAGATCTTCACGAAGCACGACTCCAAGATGGCGCTGGAGCGTACCGCTGAAATGCGTTACCTCGGCCTCGCCCAGCTCAAGACCGAAGGCGGCCAGACCTCCTTCGACAACTCGGCTGGCGAACGCTACGTCTACAATCAGGAGCACACCGAGATCGCTCTCGGCTACGCCATCACCCGCAAGGCGATTGATGACAACCTGTACAAGACACAGTTCCATCCGTCGAACCTCGGTCTGATCGAGTCCTTTCAGCAGACCAAGGAAATCTACGGCGCGAACGTGCTGAACACCGCCACGACCTACAATGCGGCCATCGGCGGTGACGGCAAGGCTCTGTGCGCTACTGACCACCCCATCGACGGTGGCACGGTTGCGAACACCCCCACTGTGCAGGTTGACCTCAATGAGTCCACCCTGCTCAACGGCATGATCGCTATCCGTACAAACTTCAAGGATCAGGCTGGTCTGAAGGTGTTCGCTCGCGGTCGCAAGCTCGTGGTTCCCCCGCAGCTTGAGCCTGTCGCTATCCGTCTGACCAAGACTGAGCTGCGTCCCGGCACTGCGGACAACGACGTGAACGCAATCCTTACAACGGCAGGTGGCCTTCCCGAGGGCTACATGGTCAACGACTTCTTGACCTCCGCCTCTGCTTGGTTCTTGCTGACCAACATTGACGGCCTGTCGTACATGGAGCGCGTTTCCTTCGAAACCGACATGCAAGTCGATTTTGTGACCGATAACCTTCTCGTTAAGGGTTATGAGCGTTACAGCTTCGCCTACTACAACTTCCGTGCGATCTTCGGAAGTTTCCCGACCTAATGCCAATGGGCGGGGCCAAAAGCCCCGCCTTTTATCTAGGGTTTACAGTCGCGTTGACCGACCTAGCGGACGCTGCACACGACAACGCGACAACTTGTGCAGGAGGCCATCATGGCTATTACTACTTTCACCGGCCCTATCAAGGCGGGCAATGTTCTGAACACGACCGGCACCACAGCCGGTACGGTTAAGAATGTTGGCTTCGTTGCTATGGCCCAGACCGCATCTATCACGCAGGCGGGTTCCGCCACTGCGTATAAGACCGCCATCTGCATCCCGGCCTACAGCCACATCTTGAACATTCAGTTCTTGACAACGGTTGCTTGGAACGGCGCTGCGGCAACGGTTAGCATCGGCACTAGCGCCACTTCGACGGAGCTTGTTGTTGGGCAAAGCCTTGGCACCATCGGGCAAGCTTCGGCTGGTCCCGGCGCTGATGCAACTCGCACGGCCCTTTGGACAAACACCGGCTCGACGGACGTGATCATTTACGTTCTGTCTGCCAACACTGGTGCGGGCGTTGGCGACATTGTTGTTCGCTATCTCCAAGCCGAAAACGCTTAATCTCAGCCATAGGAGGCTACTATGAAGGGTCGTAAGAAGCGTGAAGAGGGTGGTCGTAATCTGGCTGCCGAGGATGTCAACAAGAAGAACATGTCCTACACCTATGAGAATAAAGTTGGCCCTGCCGCTGAAGAGCGTAAGGCTGGCGGCAAGGTGAAGGGTGACAAGGCTATGTCCAATGCCGGTCGCAAGCCCCGCAAGTCCGGTGGCCGCGCTGGTTCGGATCAGAGCCCGTTCTCGTCTGCTCTCAAGGGCACGGCTCCCAAGGGCCGTTCGCTCGACAAGATTACGATGGGAACAAACATCTAAGTTGCGTACTTAGTGTCAGTGTAACGGACGGGGGCCTCAGTGCCCCCGTTTTACCATGAGGGGCGAAAATGGCTGGAGCTTGGACGCGCAAAGAGGGTAAAGCCCCGTCTGGTGGGCTGAACGAAAAGGGCCGGGCGTCTCTCAGGGCGCAGGGCCATGACATCAAGCGCCCCCAGCCAGAAGGGGGTTCGCGAAAAGAGAGCTTCTGTGCTAGGATGACTGGGATGAAGCGAAAGCTGACTGGCTCCGCCAAGGCGGCAGATCCTGACAGTCGCATCAACAAGTCACTTCGAAAGTGGGATTGCTGACGTGGACAAACCATTCTGGGAAAAAGAAGCCCCGAAAGATGCCAAAGTTAAGCATCTGGATCGCAAGCACAAGCAGTCTGCCAAGGCTATGGCGCGCGCGGCTGGTCGGCCTTATCCGAATTTGGTCGATAATGCCGCAGCGTCTCGCATGAAGGGAAAGTAAACATGCAGCCGATTACAGTTTCCACCACCGACGCCTCTGGCGGAACCACCTACAGCCGCTCGGTTCGCATGGATAGCTGGGCCAATGCTCAGACCATCATTCAGGTGAACGTCACGGGAAGTGCGACTTACACGGTCGAGACCTCGATGGACGACCCCAACAGCCCCACCAATCCCGTTGCAGTGGCCAGTATGGTTTGGGTTAACTGCGCCGACAGCGCCGTTGTTGCCAAGACTGCCAGCGCACAGGGCGTTGTGGTGGCTACGCCTACGTTCATCCGCATCAAGCAGACGGCGGGCGCTGGCTCGACAACGATGACGCTCGCGCAATTTGGTAATGCCCCTTACTAAGGTGAGCCATGACGACCAGCGGAACATACACGTTCAATCCGTCGCTTGGTGAGCTTGTCATCTATGCGTTCAATCTGTGTGGGCTTCGGGGCACGAGTGTGCTTCAGGAGCATATGCAGAGCGCCAGAATGGCAAGCAACATGTTGCTGTCCCGCTGGGCGAACCAAGGGGTCAATTTGTGGAAAGTTGACCTTGTGACGGTTGCGCTTGTCACTGGGCAAGCCACCTACACCGTAGACGCCAACACTGTCGTCATGCTCGACGCCTACGTCACCAATGACCAGACCGGCGAAAACATCGACCGCATTATCATGCCCGTCAGCCGCACGGAGTATGCGAGCTACCCAAACAAGGAGCAGCAGGGTTTTCCGACTGTTTTTTGGTTTGATCGCCTGCTGTCCCCGACTGTGACGCTTTGGCCTGTTCCCAATGTCGATAATGGTCCAAGTACCCTTAGTTATTATCGGGTAACGCAGATACAGGACTCCAACCTGTCCAGCGGTCAGACGGTGGACATACCCTATTTGTGGATGGAGGCGTTCGCCTATGGATTGGCGACCCGGCTATCTCAGATATGGGCTCCAGACAAGCTGGCGCTCCTGAAGCCGTTTGCTGACGAAGCTTATGCCATTGCGGCGGAACAGAACGTAGAGCAGGCAAATACGTACATCTCCCCCATGATTAGCGGCTACTTTAGATGACAAATTTTTATGTCTATGAACATTGGAGAACTGATAGGGACGAATGCTTTTACGTTGGTAAAGGGCATGGTAGTCGCGCGTATGATATGCGGCGGCGCAACAATTACCATAAAGCCATCGTAAACAAAGTTCGTAAATTTGGTTTTGCCATTGAGGTAAAAATTGTTGCGTCAAATTTATTTGAAGAAGAAGCTTATCGTTTGGAAGTTGAGCAAATTCAATTTTGGAAAAGCTCAAACATTGAATTAGCCAATTTATCTTCCGGCGGCAGGGGTGGCTCTAGCGGCGTAAAAGCATCTGAAGAAAAACGCAAAAAAATATCTGAAAGCTTGAAAGGGCACAAAGTTTCCAGTGAGCAAAAAAAGAAGCATTCAGAGACATATAAAAAAAATATGACGCAAGAACGTAGAGAAGATTTGCGTCAAAGAGGTTTGAAAAATGTAAATGTGTTCAAAGAGTATCAAATGATGGGCCCGCGCGCTTCATCAAAAAAAGTCATGTGCGTGGATGACAATAAAGAGTTTGAATCTGCATCAGCAGCAGCGCGGTTTTACAAAACTGCTAAATCCGCGATAATAGAATTGTGCAATGGTCAAAAGAACCGAAAAACTGTTAAGGGAAAAGTTTTTACGTACTTAGAGGAGTCGTAATGGCATATGCTTCGCAATCCGGTAGGGCGCGAACAAGCGCAACAAACCCGCAAGCTTTTGCTGTATGCGACCGTTGCGCTATTTGGGCTAATCACGTTGATTTGCGTTGGCAGTATGATTGGGCGGGCGCTTCGCTCATTAACAAGCGCATCCTTGTTTGCAGCAATTGCTATGACAATCCGCAAGAACAACTGCGCGCCATTGTGTTGCCCGCAGATCCGACGCCCATCATGAATGCCCGCGTTGAGCCCTACGCTTGGGACGAAGTGGATCGTCGTCAGGTGTCTGGCTATGACACAACAAATTCAACGACGGGTATCCCTGTTCAGGCCGGCCCCATTCGCGTTACGTCGCTTGACGATGAGGCGACTGAGGACAAGCGCGTCACGCAACAGACCGGCGAGGCTCCATATGGGACCAATCAGCTCCCCGGCACTGATCCTAATGCCGTGACCTATCGAAACATCGTGAATGTTGCTAATAATGGCATTGGGGCCATTCGGGTGACGGTTAGCCTCACTTCTGGCTTCATATCCGGCCAAAGAGTGATCATTCAGGAAGTTGAGGGGGTCACTAATGCCAATGGACGCTGGACCATCACGGTCATCAATCAGACCCAGTTTGACCTTCGAAACTCGACTTATTCGGGTACTTACACGTCTGGCGGGTATGTTATCAATGATCCCAGCCTGCCGCCCGGCTTCACTGAAATTCCGAGGACGGGACCGCTCTGATGCCTCAATACGCCAGTAATATACAGATCCCAAACCTGCCGTTAGCGACTTCGCTCAACGGAACGGAGCAGGTTGAGATCGTTCAAGCTGGCACTTCAAGTCGTACCACGACGCAGGCTATAGCTGATTTGAAGGGTATTGGGCCGACTGGACCAACAGGTCCGGGGTCTTCAGCAAGTGGGCCGACCGGCCCTACAGGGCCTACAGGGCCTACCGGGGCCACAGGAGCCGCTTCTTCTGTCGCAGGGCCAACGGGACCGACCGGGCCGACAGGGGCAACAGGAGCCGCTTCTTCAGTTGCCGGGCCTACTGGCCCGACCGGGGCAACTGGGCCCACGGGGACCGGGGCCACGGGGCCTACGGGCCCGCAGGGCGAGAAGGGAAATGGTGGAGATACTGGGCCCACGGGGCCTACGGGGAATTTTGGCCCTACGGGAAGCCTCGGTCCTACGGGCCCTACGGGTTTTGGTGCAACTGGGCCCACGGGGGCCACGGGCGCGGCCTCTACAGTTGTAGGGCCTACTGGCCCGACAGGAACTACCGGGGCTACAGGCCCCACGGGCGCGGCCTCAACGGTTTCTGGACCTACAGGGCCAACAGGGCCAACGGGCGCTAATTCTACTGTTGCCGGGCCTACGGGGCCAACGGGGACCGCCGGGGTAGACGGGCCGACCGGACCCACCGGGGCGGCGTCTACGGTTGCTGGCCCCACGGGGCCGACTGGCCCTACGGGTGCTGCGTCAACTGTTGCTGGCCCGACCGGCCCGACCGGAACCGCCGGCCCGACAGGCACCGCCGGGAATAACGGCCCAACCGGCCCCACCGGCTCTACAGGTGCGTCAATTACTGGCCCTACAGGCCCCACAGGCGACGCCGGGGCGGGTGGTCCAACCGGCCCCACGGGCGCGGCATCGACTGTTGCAGGGCCAACCGGACCTACCGGCACAGCGGGACCTACCGGCCCTACAGGAGACGCATCAACTGTAGCCGGTCCAACAGGTCCCACCGGCGCTGCTTCTACGGTTGCGGGTCCTACGGGACCAACTGGACCCGCTGGCGGTGGCGGCGGTAGCATCTCCGTGTCGGATGAGGGAACGCTTCTCACCTCTGGCGTCACCAGCTTTGACTTCACTGGTTCCGGCGTCACGGCCTCGGCGGTTGGCACTGCTGTCACGGTGAATGTTCCCGGCGGCACCTACACCCGCACCACCATCACCGCGACTGCTGGGCAGACCAGCTTTACGGCTTCCTACACTGTCAATTATGTTGAGGTCTATGTAAACGGCATCTTGCTCAACAGCGCCGACTACACGGCCACCACAGGGACGACCGTTGTGCTGGCGGCTGCTGCTGCGGTTGGCGATATTGTGGACGTTCTAGCCATCAACATTGGGACGTTCACTGGTGGCGTGACGATCACCGGCACCCCCGCCAGCGGGCAGATCGCTACTTGGACTGGCTCCACCAGCATTCAGGGCTCTGCGGCGGCGTCGATTGATGCCAACCAAAACCTGACGCTTGGCGGTAATCTGTCGATGTCGTCCTCTTTCCTGCGCAATCGCCTCATCAACGGCAACATGTACGTCGCCCAGAGACTGCCAGCGGCGGTGGCGACAACTGCCACATCTGGAACGGGCTCTGTGGCTACGGTCACCTTCTCCGGTGGTGTCACCGTCGCCGTTGGTGCAACCGTCATCATCACTGGCGTGACGCCAACCGGCTACAACGGCACCTATACTGTCACAGCTTCGTCCGCTGGATCGGTGTCCTTTACCAGCACCACAACCGGCTCGCAGACGGTCGCCGGGCAAATCACCTACACATCTGTCACCGTAACGGCTGGCACAACTGTCCCGACCATCTCCACAGGCTATCCAATTGTAGACCGCTGGTTCGTCTACAGCACGGGCGCGAACGTCGTTGCGGCGCAAGTGGCTGGCACTGGCAGCAACAGGAGCATTCTCCAAGTCGCTGGCGCTGCGTCTGTCACTGCTGTCGGGGTTGGGCAGCGCATTGAGTCCCTGAACTCTTACGACCTGTCTGGCAAGACATGCACCCTGTCGGTCAGCATCGCCAACTCTTTGCTGACAACGGTGACTTGGACAGCGTATTACGCAAATACCAATGATACCTTCGGGACTATCGGAACGGCGACCAAGACACAGATCGCCACTGGCACGTTCACGGTCAACAGCACCCTGACCCGCTACACGACAAACATCTCTGTCCCTTCGGCGGCTACCACGGGCATCGAGATCCTGTTCACCGTTGGCGCGCAGACGAGCGGCACTTGGCAGATTGACGATGTGCAGTTGGAAGAGGGCTCGATTGCAACTCCGTTTGAGCGCCAGCCCTATACCCAGCAATTGCAGAATTGCCAGCGGTATTACGAGAAGAGCTACGAGCAATCTGTGGGGCCGGGAACAAGTGCTTCAGCCGCCCCTTATTTAGGCAGCACGAATGGCGCAAGCGTTAATACTGGGTACTTTAACATTACCGCTCCTTTTGCAGTTGTGAAATTTTCACGCCCAACAGTTACAAACTATAGCCCTGCAACTGGGAGTAGTGGGGTTGTTCGAAATTGGACATCTAACGTAGATTTTACAGCATCTGGTGCCACTCAGGCCAGCAGTACTGGCTTTTATATAGGAGCTGGCGCTACAGGGTTGAATGCTTTCATCGCATTCCACTGGACCGCACAGGCAGAAATACCGTAGGGGATAACAGATGACCATCTCTCGCAACATATCAGTCATGGCGCAGGGTGCTAGTAGCTCTGGCATTCTCGCTGGCGGCTACGGCGGGCTTGGCGCAAGCGTGTCGCCAACGACTGCTGGCAATGTGCTGTTCACTGCGGACGGGTCGGTGTGGTCTTCTACGCAGAAGATTGTGCAGGGCACTTCTGTGGCGTCCACAAGCGGAACCAGCATTGCGTTTACTGCATTGCCCGCTTGGGTGAAGCGCATCACAATACAGTTTCAGGGCGTCAGCACTAGCGGCTCTTCCAATATGTTAGCGCAGCTTGGTACTGGTGCTACTCCAACCTACACGACATCTGGATATATCGGAGCCAGAGCAACCATCTTCAACGCCAACTCCACTACTGCTACCGTGTATTCTGCGGGATACCTTATCGGCGACGGATTTGGTGCAGCATATTTGCTTCATGGAACGATGGTTATCACAAATTTAACTGGCAACACTTGGGTAGAAAGCCATTCAATGGGCAGAAGCGATAATGCCATGGCAAATGTTGGCGGCGGATCTATAGCTCTTGGCGCGGCACTCACCGCCGTTCGCCTTACCACCGTCAACGGCACCGACACCTTCGACGCAGGCAGCGTCAACATTCTCTACGAATAGGGGGCACATATGGAACGCATAGAGGTCAACGTCGAGACTGGTGAAGTCACGGTCATCCAGTACACGCCAGAGGAAGAGGCTGCTGCGCTGGCCTATGCTGCGTCTCTGCCCGCACCCGAAGAGCCCGCCAAGCCGACGCTGGAGCAGCTTCAGGCGCAGCTTACGGCTATCTCTGCGCAGATGCAGTCGCTGGCGGCTGGTTAAGTGAAACTAGATTTTTGTGTTGGTTTCGGAGTAAGATAGGGGAACGGAGTCCCGTTAATGGCCAATCAGCAGATCCCAAACTTGCCAGCAGCTATCTCCCTCGGCGGGGCCGAGGAGGTTGAGGTTGTGCAGGCTGGCGTCTCGCGCCGGGCCACAACGCAGCAAATTGCTGACTTAAAGGGTATCGGACCTACGGGCCCCACGGGCAGCATTGGCTTGTCGGGGCCCACCGGGCCCACGGGAACAGTTGGGCCAACGGGGGCATTTGGGGGACCTACCGGGCCTACGGGCGTTGCCGGGCCTACTGGACCCACGGGGCCTACAGGGCAGTTAGGGGCTACGGGGCCCACGGGTTTGGGGGCTACCGGCCCCACAGGACCAACTGGCGCGGCCTCAACAGCCGCTGGACCTACTGGTCCTACGGGGGCCGGAACAACAGGCCCGACCGGCCCAACAGGGGCTGGGTCATCGGTAGCAGGGCCTACCGGGCCTACGGGAAGTGCCGGAGCCAACGGGGCCGCTGGACCTACGGGGCCAACTGGGGCAAACTCAACGGTAGCAGGGCCTACTGGCCCAACTGGGGCCACTGGTCCGACAGGTAGTGTATCCAACGCAACGGCGATCCAGTTCGCCATTCTATTCGGACTTTAGGAGAACCGCCGTGAACCTGACCCGGGAAATGCTCAAAGAGATGTTTGAATACCGGGAAGACGGTAATCTCATCCGTAAGCATACCGTCAGCGGAAATGGCAATAAGGCTGGTCGTGTGGTTGGGACCAAGCCAAGAATGACGCGCGGTAATAGATATTCTGTCACTACAATTAATGGCAGTCATTGGTGCGTTCACAAACTTATTTATCTGTATCATCATGGTCGGGTTCCAAGTCAGCTAGATCATGTCAATGGAAATACAGCAGACAATCGGATTGAAAATCTCAGAGAAGCCACGTCTTCCGAAAATATGCGGAACAGAAAGATTTTTTCCAATAACAAATCTGGCCATAAGGGCGTATCGTGGAGCAAAGCTCACGGTAAATGGTTTGTTTATATGAACGTCAATAACGCTCGAAAGAATTTCGGGTATTATGACGATCTGGAAATAGCTGCCCTTCTGGCCTCAGAAGTGCGTGATCTTCACCATGGCAACTTCGTTTGCCAACGATAGAAGGATTGTTACATTGTCAAACCCAAACATTGCAGCCGTAACCGCCATCTACGGCGTGACCACCTACTACACGCCGTCCGGCACGTCGGCGGTGGTTCTGCTCCCCAATGCCGCCGCCAGCGGCACGGTGATGCGGGTCAACCAGATCGTCGCCTCCAACGTCGATGGCACGAACGCCGTTAACGCTACGGTGTCGATCTACACCAACGGCGCTGTAGCTCAGGGCTCGGCTCCCGCTGGCGGCACAGCATACCCCATCATTTCGACGGTTTCTGTGCCCGCCAACGCCTCGCTGATAGTTGCGGATAAGACGACCAACATCTATCTGATGGAGGGAACGTCGATCACGGTGACGAGCGGCACGGCGAGCAAGATCACCTACAGCGTTTCCTATGAGCTGATCTCGTAAGGATAAACCATGTCCAGACGCTACAAGGGCGGTGTAATTAGCGCGACTGCGCCGACGACCAGCACGTCAGCGGCTACAGGCGTTTGGACGCTGCCGCAGCAGATGCAGGCGCAGGCGGCCGGGACGTGGCCTTCACCTGCTGGTTCTCAGTCCTACACTACTGCTGGGTCATACACTTGGGTTGCCCCTGCGGGTGTGACTTCGGTTTCTGTTGTTGCAGTTGGCGGTGGGGCCGCTGGTACACCGGGTTTATATAATTGCTGCTGTAGCAGCTACGTAGGTGGTGTCGGCGGTGGTGGTGGCGGCTTAGGGTATATCAATAATTATTCTGTTACACCCGGCAATTCATATAACCTTGTTGTTGGAAATACGGCTTCGTCAAATCAAAATGGAAATTTTAGCCAGTTTGTAAATGCAACAACTGTAAAAGGATTTGGTGGTATTGGTGCTGGTGCAGGCCCTGCGGGTGGAACCTACTATGGTACAGGTGGCGGTAATGGTGGTAATGGTGGAAGCCCCTCTGTATATTCCAATGGTTCAGGAGGAGGCGGCGCTGGTGGATATTCTGGAACTGGTGGCAATGGCGGTAGCTTATATTCCCTTGCTGGGGGCAATGCTGCTGCTTGTAGTGGGGGCGCTGGCGGTGGTGGTAGTTACAACGGAGCTGACCAAAGCGGCGGCGCTGGTGGCGGTGTAGGAATATTAGGTAAAGGAAGCACTGGGAGTGGCGGTATATCTCAACCTAGTCCAACCGGCGGTGGCAGAGGTAGTTGTGGAACATCTGGCAGTAGTGGTAGCGCCGTATACCCCCAAACTGGAGGAGCGGGAGGCGCTTATGGGGGCGGCGGCGGCGGCGGCGGCGGCGCCGGCCTCAACCTCGGTGGCCAAGGCGCAGGCGGCGCAGTCCGCATAGTCTGGCCCGGCGCGACCCGTCAATTCCCATCAACTAACGTAGGTTCTCCATGACAACGAGATATGTTGGCGGTTTCATCACCAAGGCACCTGTCACGCCGACAACATCGGCGGCGTCTGGCATATGGACGCTTGATCAGGCTACCCAATACATCAAGGCTGGGACGTGGCCGCGACCGGGCATTGGTTGCTCAACCACATATGCCGCGCCCGGAACGTATACTTGGGTTGCTCCTACCGGCGTGACCAGCGTCAGTGTTGTAACGGTAGGCGGTGGGGCAGCCGGAGGATGCGGTGGCAGCAGGCTAGGCGGCGGTGGCGGTGCATTAGGATACAAAAACAACTATTCTGTTACCCCCGGCAATTCTTATACAGTTGTAGTTGGGGCACCGGGCAGTAGAAACGCCCCAAGAGTTGGCAACGATTCATATTTTGTTTCTACCGCTGTAGTCAAAGGTGGCGGTGGATTATGCGCCGCTGGGGGTCTATCCACCTACGTAGGCGACGGCGGAGGCCAAGGTGGGTCTGGTGGGTGCCGCGCTCTTTGTTGTGGCGGCGGCGGCGGCGGCGGGGGCGCAGGCGGGTACGCTGGGAACGGGG